TGCGCCGCCCTCAGCGCCAACCCCGGCCCCCGCAGCAGCTCAGCCGCCTGTCGCGGCGGCCCCTGCTCCTAGCAATCTGGCGGACCTGTCGGCCCAGCTGCGCGAGGCGGCGGCGGAGATCGCCGAGATCGCGGCGCAAGCGGGCCGCCTCGGCATAGCGATAGATGCGGCTAAGGCGCTGCGCGAGGGGACCGCACCGGAGGCCCTGCGTCGGCTGGTGTTGGAACGCGCCAGCGCTGCCGCTGACGCGCGCGACATCGTGGCCGCTCCGCCTTCGCCGGTTCTCCCCAAATCCGCGGAAAGCCCGATTGTGGCCGCCGCGAAGAAGGCTGCCTCGGCGGGCAGCCGGGGCTGAGCCGCCTCCCCTCACATCTGCGCCGCCCACCTGATCCCCCGCCGTTCCGCCCCGGCGGGGGAAGTCTTTTTGACGCTCACATCTTCGGAGATTGCCCATGTCCGCGCTAATCCAACCGCCCACCATGGGCGATGTTGTCAAATACGAGCTGAACCCCAACTTTACCCGCGAGACCGTCACGCTGCTCGCTGGCAGCACCTACCGCGTTGGTGCCGTACTCGGCCGCATCACCGCGAGCGGCAAAATGAAGCTTAGCACCGTCCCTGGCACCGATGGCGCACAGATCGCGGCGGCTGTCCTGCTTTACGACATTGATGCCACGGCTGCGGATGCCAGCGCTGTGGTGCTCCTGCGCGGCCCCGCCATCGTGTCGAAGGCCGCGCTCGTGTTCGACGCCAGTGTCGATGACGCAGCCAAGACGGCTACCAAGCATGCCCAGCTCACCGCGCTCGGCATCATTCCGCGCGACAGCGCCTGATCCACCTGATCGTCCCCCGATCCTCATCGCGCAGCTGTCTGGAAACAGGTCTACGAGGCGTTTCGCAAGGCCGTCATCTCGGGCCGCTTGGTCCGTGTCACCGGCCGTATTCAGCGGGATGGCCCCACTACTCATTTGATTGCTGAACGGGTTGAAGATGTGTCGCATCTTCTCGCCACCCTGGGCCGCCCGGTGATCATCGACGCCAATGATGGCCGCGCAGATGAAACCAAGCGCCCCGTGGGCGGCAGCATCCGGTCCTCGGCCCGCCATCCGCGCGAGCAGGCCAAGAAGCTGTTTCCCAGCAGAGATTTCCATTGATGCGCGACAGTTGTTGGCCGACCACCCAAATGTACATTGACAGCCGTCACCCCGTTTGGGTTGAATTATTCACCTATGACCGGACGGATAATTAGCTTTGGAATATGCACTCTTGGGTGGAGAAAGATCCGCTCCGCGACCTGGACTTATCGGGCAGTGTCCTGTCTGCGGTGCTTCAGTAACTGCAAAATGCGGCGAAGTCAGGATTTGGCATTGGGCGCACAAGGGCAGAAAGCACTGTGACCTCTGGCATGAGAATGAAACCGAGTGGCATAGATCTTGGAAGCATCAGTTTCCCGCAGCATGGCGCGAAAAGATGGTTCAATCAGTGGACGGAACGCGCCATGTGGCAGACATCAAGACGGACACAGGACTGGTCGTCGAGTTCCAACGTTCGCACCTTTCGACAGTTGAGCGGCGAGAGCGTGAAGCTTTCTATGACGATATGATCTGGGTGGTGGACGGAACGCGCTTAAAGCGCGACCTAGATTTCTTTGAGCAGATTCGGTTTCATGAGCGGTCTGGCCCCCGGGAAGACGTCGTTCCATTCAATTGGCGAGTACCTCAGATTACTCGACGCTGGGACGAGAGCACCAAGCTTGTTTTCCTGGACTTCCATGGCGATCATATTTGGTGTGTTCCTCCCATTACGAACGTATGGCGGAAGTACGCGACCAAGGTTCCCAAGGGAGAATTCATTTCCGCCCTGATGCAAGGCTCACTCCCCAAAAGCATATTTCGCTACGAGCATGTGAAAATTGCTCCACAGCAGGGACTTGCGCCCACTTGGCACGGCGCTCGCTCAACGTTGACTCAGCGTTGACAAGAAATGCACAAGCAAAAACCCGACGGTTTGCGTCGAGTTCTATCTATTTGATATCATGTAGTAATTTGGTTGCGGGGGCAGGATTTGAACCTGCGGCCTTCAGGTTATGAGCGGCAAGCCATTGATTCTGTTTACTCTTTATAGTTCAAGCACTTAGCTACAACTCTTTGATTTCACGCGATAGGCCCCTTTGCGGTTCACCGCCATTCATTGCGTTTGGACGGCTGTGAATAGACGAAACACCCCGCATGTTGGCTGACGTCTTGCTGACGTAAAACCCGCGATTGATAATCGCGATCATCGCGCCGCATTGCCTCAAATGATGGCATCTGAGCCCTGATCGCCCGCGCCGTTGTCGGCATAGACCCGGTGCAAACATCCCCCGCAAGTGGCCCTCCACCGTTCCGCCCTACCCCAGTTTCCGCAACCGGAATGACGTCGCCATTTAAATTCCGGTTTGGTCCTCAATTCCGGTGCGCTGGGCGTGGTTGAACTTGATTGTGCGCCGAATCTACGCGTCATGAGATGTTCAAGGGAGAACTGAACATGGGCAACCAGTTGAAGTTGAATGAGAAACTTGTACGAGACGCCGAGCCGATCGACGGCCGCGATTACCTGATCAGCGATAGCGAGATCGCGGGCTTTGCTCTGCGGATTTATCGTTCGGGAAGCCGCTCGTTCATTTTCGACTACAGGGCGAACGGGCGGCAGAAACGCTATCGGATCGGCCCTTGGCCGGCATGGTCGGTGAGTGCTGCGCGCGAACGGGCGAAAGAGCTGCGCCGCATGGTTGACGCTGAAGGTGACCCGCGCAGTGAACGGGATCAAACCCGCACGGCGCCTCGGGTGAGCGATCTGATTGAACGGTTTATAGCCGAACACCTGCCCCGGCTGGCGGCGCGATCCCGCTCGGATCAGATATCCATGATGCGCAAGCTGGTTGAGCCAGATTGGGGCAACAGGCTGGTCACAGAAATCACCAAGCAGGACGCAGCAAAATTCCTCATAGAGGTCGCGAAAGGCCGCCCCCGTCCGCACAAGCTGAAACCCAACAATCGCGCGCGCAAACTTCAAGGCTGGAAGCCAACCCCAATGCGCGCCAACCGGGTCGGGCAAGTGATGCGCAAAATGTTCAACCTCGCCATCGAATGGGAATGGCGCAAGGACAACCCCTTCCAAGGGTTTTACCAGCATCCCGAGAATTTCCGCGAACGCTTCCTCAGCCTGGAAGAGATCGAGCGCTTGGCGCAGGCGCTCGACAAGGCTGAAGACCAGCGCGCAGCCTCGATCCTGCGCATGTGCATGTTGACCGGTGCCCGTGTGGGCGAGGTGAAGGCCGCGCGCTTTGAGGATTTCAACCTCGAATATGGCAGTTGGTCGAAGCAGGCCGCCACGACCAAGCAGCGCAAGGTGCATCGCGTCCCGATTTCGGCGGACGTCGCCACTTTGGTGCGTCAGCGTCAACTTGTAGTCCCAAAGGGCTGCCCCTGGCTGTTTCCCGGTGACACGCCCGGCCAACCCGTACAAGAAATCCGCAGGTTCTGGGTACGCATCCAGAGCGAGGCCGACATTGCGGGGGTACGAATCCACGACCTACGCCACACCTTTGCCTCTTTGCTTGTCAGCAGTGGCGCCTCCCTGGAAATGATTGGCCGCCTGCTCGGGCACACCCAAATGACGACCACGCAGCGCTATGCGCATCTGATGGACACGCCGCTGCGCGATGGCGTCAACCAGGTCGCCGATATCATGCGCGCCCGGCCGAGGTTGGTACATTCCGGCGAACCGCTGGCGAGGACCGCGTAATCGCGGCCCTCCATTTTTTATCTGCATTTAGCCAGCATTGCGCTGGGCTGAGTGCAATTCAGAGCTTGTCCTGTAGGCGCCACCAGACCCGCGCGAAGCGTTTGCGCACGGTGCTTGCATCCGGCACATCGCCGTCCTCGCTCTCTGCCGCGAACCAGTCCAGCATCATCTTCAAGAAATCTTCCTGCGTGCGTGGCAATCCCTTGCTGGCCACATCCGCAATTACATCCACTAGCATGCCCTCCCAGTCGTAGTTGGTCGAGCGGCCACCCCGGCGCCCTGTTTTGCTGCCCAGACCCAACAGGTCATTGATTTGCTCAAACTCCGCCACGTCGTCGGCGGCCAACATCAGGTCTTCGAGGCGCACCTCTATTCCCTGCGCTGGGTCCGTGATGAATTGCCACTCGAGCGCCCGCTCGGTCCTGATGCGCCGCACCCAGCAGCTGCGGTTCGGATCCCGCCCTCCGAAGAGGAGGCGCGCAACATCTGTTGCGTTTACCCCCACCATCCCGGCAGCGACCTCTTTGTCGCATCGAACCGGGCCAATCGGCATCACGATCGGCAAGCGCCCCGAAAAGGCCCAACCGCCGATATCGGTCAGGCTGTGGCCCCAGCGTGCGGGGAGATCAGCAAGCAGAAAATAGGATTTGGTGATTTTCGACATCGTCATCTTCTCTTGAACCGCACACTTCCCCGCAGCGCGGCAATCCAGTGCTGCGGCATTGTCATGCCGGAGCGCGGTCTGCGTTTCCGGCCCGACACCAAGGGCACCCGGGTGCTGCAGCACAACTGCAATGCCGAAGTGACCTGCAAGATATGCGAAGTGATGCGTCCGGCCTCCTTGGGCCAGACTCCAACACTCAGCCAATTCGCCGAAAAACGTGCAACCTTGCCGAAAGTCTCGGCATCCATCGTACCGGCGGGAGGCATCACTGCATCCGCAAGGATCAAGGCGGCCCCCTTCCGAAGCGGCAATTCGTCATCAAACGCAATGTCACGCAGTTTGCGCCGAAATTTATTTCCATTCGCCGACTCGGCGCGTTCCGGCCTCCTAGTGAATCGGGCCGCCGACTCCTGCTCGTCGCACCGCAAATTCCGCTTAACTCATTGTTTTATAACATCCGGAATGATCGTCATTTTTAAATTCCGGTTCGTTCCTAAATTCCGGATGAGGTGAGCTGCTTTCTTCGCTGCACCGGGGGTGGTCCCCGGGGTGAACATTGGAGAAAGCGATGTCGGTGCAGACTGTCGAAACTGAGGCCAAGAAGCCGATCCTTGGCGAGTTGATCAGCCGCGCCGATCTGGCGACCGCGCTGCAGATGTCCCCCGAAACCCTCTGCCGCTGGGGCACACAGCGCGTTGGTCCTGCCCCCACTCGGATCGGGCGCAAGGTCTACTACCGCCGCGACAGCGTCGAGCAATGGCTGCGCGCCCAAGAGCAGAGCATGCCCAACCGTCAAGCACGGGGGCGTCGATGAGCCTCCCCCTACCCTTTCGCAAAAATCGCGGCCGCGATCAGTCCCGACAAGACTGGCTGAACGAGCGCCGCCGGGAGGCGCGCATCGCCGTCGCCGATGTCGTGAGCCATTCCGATCACCTGCTCCGGCTGGCCTGCAATGTGCTGGTTCAGCATGGTGAGACGCCAGAGGAGCGTGAAGACGCGCGGATCCTGCTGGTGGTCCTCGATGCCAGATCGCCTGTGCGCGCTGGGCGCGGTGTGCATGACCGGGAGGGCGACGAATGAAACGGCGCGGCACACCCGAAGCGAAGTTGCAGCGAGCTGTGGTCACGGCGCTGCGCTTTGCCCTTCCCAAGGGAGCGATTGTTCATCACTGCGCCAATGAGGTCACTGAAGCCGGCCCACGTGGCGCAAAGCATCAGGCGATCCTCGTCGGAATGGGGGTTCAGCCCGGCTTTGCGGACTTGATTGTGCTCTGCGAAGGCCGCGTGCTGTTTCTTGAGCTGAAGTCCTTCGAGGGGCGCCTCAGCCCCGCGCAGGAGGCGTTTCGGGATGCTATGATGACACAGGGCTTTGGCTGGGCGCTGGTACGGTCATTGGATGACGCACTGGGTGCTTTGGCGGATCACGGGTTCACCACGCGTGTGGCGCGCCCCGCAATCGCACCGCGCGGCGGGAACAAACCGACCCAAGGGGATGCGCCATGAGCCATGCCGCGACCCTTTGGGCCATCCAGCAGCGCGGGCTGAAGCCTGCCACCAAGATCGTGCTTTGGCAGCTCTGCGATCGCTTCAACCCGGATTACGGCTGCTTCCCCTCGCAGGAACGCTTGGCGCATGATTGCGAGATCAGCCGTGCCACCTTGAATCGCCACCTCGACATGCTTGAGGCGGGGGGCCTGATCCAACGTATTCGAGCCATAGACCCGCAAACGCGCCAGCAGCGCCCGACACGGTATCTCTTACAGTTCGAGCCGGGCTTCACGCCGCGTGACTCCGGACCCAGCGGCGATGGCGAAGAGGGCTCGGCGGATGCAGTTTGTACGAGCTTTGCTTCCGAATTTCCGCGTTCAGATTTGAGACACGGGCCAGCAGGTGAAAATGAAAGCCAAAGCAATATGTTAGATCGCGTCAAATTGGAAAAACCGTGCCTCATTTCTGGCCACGGGGCCGTGTCTCATTTTTGCGCAAAGCCGTGTCTCAAAAATGGCGGATCCCGTGTCTCAAATCCGGACACTAACCTTGTAAGAGAACCTATAAGTAAACCAGTAAAGGAGGAGGAGGACGCGCGAGCGCGCGAAACCCTCGGTGCTAATTTTTTTGAAGAGCTTCTTGAGGCGCTGGGCTTTGACCATGAGACACCCCTGCCCGGTTGGTGGCAGGGCTGGCCGCCCCGGGAACATGTTCGGCGCTGGCGGGATGACCTTGGGCTGACGTCGGCCGAAATCCTCCATGCGGCCGAAGCCTCACGTCTCGAGCATCCTGAGCCGCCGGATGGGCCCAAAGCTCTGGACCGGATCATGCAGCGTGTCTCCCAGCGCAAGGCGGATGCAGCCAGGCGAAAACGACCAAGGGCGAAGGCAGCACCTGCGCCGGTGCATATGCCGATCACCGACATCCCTGCCTTCTACGCCGATTTGGTGAACTCGGATCGCTACGTGCCGGCCAGTGCGATCACGAACTCCACCCGCGACGCGATGCTGGCCCGTGGGCTGGTCACTGAAGCGCGGCTGCACCAGCGAGGTATCCGATGAAACATGATCGTAACTTGCATGGCAGCGTTGGCGGCGCTGGGTGTGGTCGACAAAAGCGCGTGCTGTCAGTGCAGCAGGCTCTGGAATGGGCCTTCGGCAAGGAAAGGGCCGAGCTGGAATTGTCGGAGCGCCCGGATCCCGAACGGGCGCAAGGTTTTAGCTTTGGTCTCGAATACATTCTCATCCAGCGCGCGGCGTTGGGCTGCAAGATCGACGGCGGCCAGCACAAGGTCGGCAGCTACACCCATGGGGATGCCGAGGTTATCGCGGCAACCGTCGCGGGATTACCCGATAGCCTCGGTGGCAAGCGCATTGCCATCCGTTTGGCCGAGCTTGCCCGCGCGGGGTTGACACCGGACTGGATGCCGGGGGCGGTGCCACACTGTGTGCCGGTGGAGGTGAAGCGAAACCAGCATGGGGAGCGGGCGACGACCGTCGTGGTTGGGACGGAACGTGTGCTGTCACGCGGAAAATGGCGAACGGTGGAGGTGTTGGCCTGTCCGGTGACCTATTCGCCGCATCCGCAGCAAATCGAGGCGGCCCGGCGGGGGTATGAAGATTGGTGCGCGGCGCTGGGCTGGGTGCGGGACGGGTTGCGGACGAGCAGTTTGTTGCGCGAGGTGGAGGTGACGGGTGTGTTGCCGAGGGGAAGGCCGTGGGAACGGAGGGCGTAGGGGTATGAAGGGCGGAGAGCGGCCTGATCGTTACCTCCAATGGGATCGTCTCCGGTCACTTGGTCCTGAAATCCTCAGGCCTGAAAGGCGAACTGATCCGCACCCCGACCTATGAGGCGACGCTGCTGGGCCCGAGGAATCCAGATGCGGATGCCGCCCTTAAAAGCGAAGGAGAGGTCTGCAGCCACTTCGTGGCGATAGTGGCCATGACGCGTTCGACGCTGAAATACAGAGGCATGATCGAAACCTAGGACGTTCAGGTGATCAGTTGGCGTGAGCGGCAGCGCGCCGAAAAGGCCGGGAAGCCGCTTTCAGACACGCTTGTGACGCTTGTTCGGCTGGGTTCCGCGGGGCGTATCCAGCTGAAGGCAACGCAAGTAGAGCCGGATCCGGAAAACCCTTCGGGCTTGCACACAGGGTAGCGGGGCATTGCATGCGGCACATGGCCAGGCCCGAGAAGGTGTTTCGCATGCCGCATATCCGTGGCGCAGGTCCGGTGGTGCTTTAGACGCGCCGAGTTCAATTGCCTGAGATCGGAGATCTGCTGGCAACGAAGGAGCGGCTTGCGACCACGGGTGACGCCGGAGAATGAAACCGATCGAAGCGAGGCATTTGCAGCCCGTGGAACTCAGATAAACAATCAACCTGATTGGGGCAGCGGGTGGTCTTTAGGAGAAATCAAGCAACCGGACGATCGCATCCAGATTCAAGTATTGCTGGATTTTCGCAGATCGGGCATAGTCATCCAGTAACTAAACCAAGGTCAGCAGAGATGCTTGTCGTCGGAAACAGAGCACAGGTGAAGGCCGTCTCACGCCAGCGGGACGAGGATCGTTTGAGCCGTGGCGAGATCAGCCCCTCTGCTTTACAGCGAGAAAACCTTGCGTTTCGGGGGTTTAAGAAGGGCATCCTAGCACTGAAGCCAAAGTATCTGCCGAAGCCGGCCGTAAACGCGAGCTGATATTCCGGTGCGGCCCGAAGACCAGAACCTTTATCCCGACGTCCCCGACTCACACGCAGATGATGAACCCCTGCACCTCCCAGCCGAGGTGGCGGAAGAGGTTATTCTCTCTGCCGGAGGGACGGATGCAATCCTCGTTGGCGGGCAAGCGCTCGGCATCTGGGTAGACCTGCTCCTTGAGCCGAACCTCGTAGACACCCTCGGTGGCCCGGTCACATCAAAGGACGTCGATTTCTTCGGAAACGTCGATCTTGCGCAGGAACTGGCGGAACATCTGGGTGGTCAGGTTGTCAGGCCGGATGCGGACCACATCACCACCCCCGAGACGGCCATTGTTCTCTATGAGCGCGGTGGAAAGTCATATCAGATCGATATTCTAGGTCGCCTAGCCGGCCTGACTGAAACTGAGGTCCGTGAAGGATGGATTGATCTGCCCTATGGCGACGGCGACGATAAGGTCGTGGTTCGTGTCATGGCTCCGTTCGAGGTTCTGCGCAGCCGGATTGCCAATATCGTTGTCCTGCGCCGCAACGACGCAGGCGCGGCGCGCCAGCTGCAGATTTCCCCACATGTGGTCGAGGCCTACATTCGTCAGCTTCTCGATGCGCGCGTAGATCCGGAAAACGAAGGCGACGAAGACCTTCTGAAAAGTTTGCAGCGGAATGCCCAAGATCTGATCCGGGGTTTCGTCACCATCGGCAGGTCCCACGAAATGGATCGGATATTCATTGATCACGGCGTCGATCTGCTAGAACACACACTGCGCCTCTCAGACCATCCAGGCTGGCATAAAATTTTCGCGGAAAAGCAGATCGTCAAAGCGGCAACCGAAGGTATCGAAAGGCGGGCCACAAGAATCGCCGAGCGCGAACGGAAAAACCCGGGGTTCTCAACGCCTAAGCTGCGCTAAGTCGCTCATCCTCGATGAGCAGCGCCACAGGTGTAAATCGGCACGTAAACCTGACCCCGTCAGAAGTCATCTCCGCCCCTGCAAACGTCCTATCCGTCCGTTTAGGGCCGCCTTTGACCGATTGGATTGCTCGAAAATGCTGGGGTATCGCAGGTTCGGGAAGCTCTTCCCTAATGCAGCCCCTTCCATTGCGCTGGAGTCACGCCGTCCCAGCCCCTACCCATGAGGAAGCAGAGGTCATCGCGGCAACCGTCGCGACCATGCCCGACAGCCTCGGCGGCAAACGTATGACCATCCGTGTGGCCGAACTCGCGCGCGCTGGGCTGACGCCCGACTGGATGCCGGGGCCGTGCCGCGCTGTGTGTCTGTGGAGGTTCAGCGAAACCAGCATGAGGAACGGGCAAGCACCTTAGTGGTTGGGACAGAGCAGGTACTTACCCCCAGCAGATCGCAGCAGCCCGGCAAGCCTAAAGCGATTGGTGCACAGCACTGGGCGGGGTTCGGGAGGGGCTGCCGGTGGGCAGCTTTCTGCGAGAGGTCGAGGTGACGGAGGTGATGCTGAGGGCGCGGCCATGAGTGCGATAGGCCATTGCAAACGAGTGCTGACTAGCCCAAAATGAACTTTAGGTCGTGCATATGCCCGCCGCTCCGATAGACCGAATGTGGAAACCTTAACAGGTTGTTAAGTCGCCTTCGCGTTCTTCCAGAGGAATACAGCCCCCAAAAGGGGCCAATAAGTAGACGAGTATTGCAATAGCCATGAGCCATGCCGAGCGCGATATTGAAGAAGCCTTTGTCGCGAAGCTAGAGGACCTCAAGTACGAGTATCGACCCGACATCCGAGATCGCGTCGCCTTGGAGGATAACTTTAGGAAGAAGTTCGAAGCCCTGAATCGCGTCAAGCTCACCGATGGAGAGTTTCAGCGGCTGCACGATGAAATTGTCACGCCAGATGTTTTCACGGCTGCACGGACCCTGCGCGAGCGAAACAGCTTCACCCGCGATGACGGCACGCCGCTGAACTACACGCTCGTGAACATCAAGGACTGGTGCAAGAATTCCTTCGAGGTGATCAACCAGCTTCGTATCAACACAGACAACAGTCACCACCGCTATGACGTCATTCTCCTGATCAATGGTGTTCCGGTTGTACAGATCGAGCTGAAGACCCTCGGCATAAGCCCTCGTCGTGCCATGGAGCAGATCGTCGATTACAAGAACGACCCTGGGAACGGCTATACGAAGACCATCCTGTGCTTCCTTCAGCTCTTCATCGTCAGCAACCGCGATCGGACCTTTTACTTCGCGAACAACAATGCGCGCCATTTCGCCTTCAATGCCGAAGAGCGATTTCTCCCAGCCTATGAGTTTGCGGACGTCGACAACAAGAAGATCGTCCATCTCGACAGCTTCGCCGAAACATTCCTTGTCAAGTGCACCCTCGGCCAGACGATCAGCCGGTACATGGTTCTGGTCGCGAGCGAGCAGAAACTGCTGATGATGCGGCCGTATCAGGTCTACGCGGTGAAGGCGATTATCGACTCCATTGCCCAGGACTGTGGCAACGGCTACATTTGGCACACGACAGGCAGCGGCAAGACGCTCACCTCCTTCAAGGCGTCAACGCTCTTGAAGGACAATCCCGACATCGAGAAATGCCTCTTCGTCGTGGATCGCAAGGACCTCGATCGCCAGACGCGCGAGGAGTTCAACAAGTTCCAGGAAGGCTGCGTCGAGGAGAATACCAACACGGCGTCTCTAGTTCGGCGCCTTTTGTCGGACGATTATGCCGACAAGGTCATCGTCTGCACGATCCAGAAGCTTGGCCTCGCGCTGGACGAGAACAGCAAACGCAACAAGCAGCAGAAGAAGGACGGCAAGAAGAGCTTCAAAGAGCAGCTGGAACCCCTACGCGAAAAGCGCATCGCCTTCATCTTCGACGAGTGCCATCGTTCGCAATTCGGCGAGAACCACAAGGCCATCAAGGAGTTCTTCCCGCGCGCCCAGCTCTTCGGCTTCACTGGGACGCCCATCTTCGATCAGAACGCCGCGCAGCAGAAGATCGAAGACACTCAGGCCAGCATGAAGACGACGGAAGACCTCTTCCAGCAGCGCCTTCACACTTACACGATCACACACGCCATCGAGGACGGAAACGTCCTCAGGTTTCATGTCGACTATTTCAAGCCCCAAGGCAAAAGCCTGCCGAAGCCGGGCGAACCGCTGGCCAAGCGGGCGGTTATCGATGCGATCCTCGCGAAACACGACGCGGCCACTGGTCAGCGCCGTTTCGACGCCTTGCTCGCCACCTCGTCGATCAATGACGCCATCGAGTATCACAACCTCTTCAAAACGATCCAGGCCGAAAAGCTGGCAACGGATCCCAGCTTCCAGCCGCTGAACATCGCATGCGTCTTCTCCCCGCCCGCCGAGGGCGATCCTGATGTGAAGCAAATTCAGGAAGACCTGCCGCAGGAGAAGGAAGACAACGCGGTTGAACCGGAAAAGAAGAAGGAGGCCCTGAGGGCCATCCTCGCTGACTACAACGCCCAGTACGGCACCAACCACAAGATCGGCGAATTTGACCTGTACTACCAAGACGTGCAGAAACGCATCAAGGATCAGCAATGGCCGGATGCCGACCTTCGCAAGGCTTACCCCAACCAGCCGCACCACAAGATCGACATCACGATTGTCGTCGACATGCTGCTGACAGGCTTTGACTCCAAGTTCCTGAACACCCTCTACGTCGACAAGAACCTCAAGCATCACGGGCTGATCCAGGCCTTCTCGCGCACGAACCGGGTGCTGAACGCCACCAAGCCCTATGGCAATATCCTTGACTTCCGCCAGCAGCAGGGCGCGGTCGATGCCGCCATCGCGCTGTTCTCAGGCGAAGCCGCCGCCGAAAAGGCCCGTGAAATCTGGCTGGTCGACAAGGCCCCCGTGGTCATCCAGAAACTGGATACCGCGGTCCAGAAGCTCGATACCTTCATGAAATCGCAAGGCCTCGAATTCGTCCCGGAAGCGGTTCCCAACCTCAAGGGCGACGCGGCCCGTGCGGCGTTCATTGAACACTTCAAAGAGGTCCAGCGGCTCAAGACCCAGCTTGACCAGTACACCGACCTGACCGACGAAAACCGCAATAGCATCGAACAGGTTCTGCCACGCGACAACCTGCTTGGCTTCCGCGGCGCCTATCTGGAAACCGCTCAGCGCCTTAGGGCCCAGCAAGGCACGGCCGCGGATAAGCCCAGCCAAGACGCCGACCAACTGGATTTCGAATTCATCCTCTTCGCCTCGGCCGTCATCGATTATGACTACATAATGGGTCTGATCGCCCGCTATTCCGAGGCGAGCCCCGACAAACAGAAGATGAACCGCGAACAGCTGATCGGCCTGATTCAGTCTGACGCCAAGTTCATGGACGAGCGCGAGGATATCGCGGCCTACATCAATACCCTCATGGCGGGCGAGGGCCTCAGCGAAAAGGCCATCCGCGAGGGCTATAGCCGCTTCAAGGCGGAAAAGAACGCGGTGGAACTGGCGGGCATCGCAGGCAAGCACGGGCTGGCGATCGAGGCGCTACAAGGCTTTGTCGACACCATCCTGCAACGCATGATCTTTGACGGCGAGGCGCTGACCGATCTGATGGAACCCCTCAGTCTAAACTGGAAAGCACGGCGGGTGAAGGAACTGGACCTGATGGCCGACCTGATGCCGTTGCTGCTCAAGCGCGCCGGTGGGCGCGAGATTTCGGGGCTGAGCGCCTATGAGCAGTAAGAAGAATTCATCTGTCAAATCGGTCGCTGGCTCGGCTTTGATGCCCAAGCACCGTTTTCCGGAGTTTCGCGATGCTGGCGAGTGGCAAGAGATGTCACTCGCCAGCTTTCTAACGCCCGTAATGCGCAACAGAACGAAGCCGAGCGAGATTTACACAGGCCTTGGATTGCGCAGTCATGGCAAAGGAACTTTCCTAAAGGAACAGGAAGATCCGGCGAAAAACGCCATGGATGTACTCTTTGAGGTTAAGCGCGAAGATTTAATTGTGAACATTACCTTCGCCTGGGAAGGCGCAATAGCAATTGCAGGCAGCTCCGATGATGGAGCTTTGGTGTCGCATCGCTTCCCGACCTACACTTTTTCTAATGGTCGGGCTTTGCCGGAGTTCTTCAAGTTCAAGATCGTCGACAAGCAGTTTGTCTACAAGCTGGGTTTGATCTCGCCAGGTGGTGCGGGCAGAAACCGCGTGATGAGCAAGACCGACTTTTTAAAGCTAAGAGTCTTACTTCCGAGCCCCCCCGAACAACAGAAGATCGCCGATTTTCTGGACTCGGCGGACGCACTGATTGCCGCGCAGGGGCGGAAGGTGGAGGCGTTGAAGGCCCACAAGAAGGGCCTGATGCAGCAACTTTTCCCCCAGGAAGGCGAAACCCAACCCCGCCTCCGCTTCCCCGAGTTCGAGGGAGCGGGGGAGTGGGCGGAAATTCCACTTTCTAAGTTGGTAAGCGCGCTTGATGCTGGTGTGAGCGTCAATTCGGGTGATCGGCCCGCGATGAGTGATGAGATTGGTGTCTTAAAGACAAGCGCTGTCACAAATGGAGTTTTCGATCCACTTGAGAACAAAGTTGTGTTTGAAGAGGAAGAAATTGAGCGCGTGAAAGAGCCGGTCCGCGCAGATACAGTGATCATTAGCCGCATGAATACGCCAGTTCTTGTGGGAGCTAACGCATATGTAAAGGACGACTATCCAAACTTGTTTCTTCCTGATCGTCTATGGGCTGCCAAACCTAGACCCGGAGCCGACATGCGTTTTGTTGCGCTCCTTCTGGGCTCAGAAAAGGGGCGAGCAGCGCTATCTGGTCTTGCAGGCGGTAGTTCCGGCTCGATGAAAAACATTTCCAAGCCAAGCGTCTTGGAACTCGTGGTCATGGCACCGTCTCGCCCCGAACAGCAGCGCATCGCTGACTGCCTCACCTCCCTCGACGACCTCATCGCCGCCGAGACCGGAAAACTCGAAACCTTCAAGACCCACAAGAAGGGGCTGATGCAGCAGCTTTTCCCCCAAGTCGGGGAGGATGACGCATGAGCACCTACAAGAACCTGAAGACTCTAGTGGCGCGGCTGCGTGACGATCTGAACAACCCGACCGGGGCAGCGTCGCTGGTCTTGATCTATGCCTATAACCGCACCGGCAAGACCCGCCTTTCAATGGAGTTCAAGGACGCAGGCAAGCGCAAGAACAAGAAGAACCCGACCGGCACACCCGACACGCTGTACTTCAACGCCTTCACCGAGGATCTATTCGTCTGGGAGAACGACCTTGAAGGCGACAGCGTGCGCCGCCTGCAACTGAACGAGAAGTCGTCCTTCTTCAACGCGATGACGGAACTCGCGCTGGACGAAACCATCGCCCGCTACCTTTCCCGTTACGCCGACTTCGAGTTCGACTTCACCTACAAGGAGGTTCAGCAGGGCAAGGATACCATCTCCAAGCCGGATTTCGTCAGCTTCCACAAGGGCGGCGAGGCCAACATCAAGGTGTCGCGGGGCGAACAGAATATCTTCATCTGGTGCATTTTCATGGCCATCTGCGAACGGATGCTGGATGGGCATGCATCCTATCAGGGGAAGAAGTATCTCTATATCGACGATCCGATCTCGTCGCTGGACGACAACAACGCGATTTCCGTCGCCTGCGACCTAGCCAAGCTCCTCCGTCGGGCGGCCACACGGAAAGACGCCGAGGGCAAGCCTGCCCCGATCAAGGTGATCTTCTCTTCGCACCATGCGCTGTTCTTCAACGTCATGTGCAACGAAGTCGGTCGGAAAATCGATGACGCGCCTTCGGTCGACCATCGCCGCTATTTCCTGCACCGGCCAAGTGGCGACGGGACCTACACGCTTCAGGCGACGGAAGACACGCCCTTCTTTCATCATGTGGCGACGCTCGCCGAATTGCAGCGTGCGGCGGATCCGAAGAAGGGGAAGCTCTACACCTTCCACTTCAATGCCTTGCGCAGTGTTATGGAGAAGACAGCGTCTTTCTTCGGGCACCCGAGCATCGCCTTTTGCCTGAAAGCGCTGGACAACGATGAAGACCGGGCGCTGTTCAACCGAGCCCTGAACTTGTTGAGCCACGGCGCCTACGCCATCCATGAGCCGACCGAAATGGGCGAGGACAACACGGAGCTTTTCCGCCGCATCCTGCGCGAGTTCCTCACGCGGTTCGAGTTTCACCTGCCGGGCGCCGCTCCGGCCCCGCATCCCGCCCCGGCGCCTGCGCCCGTCCCCCAGGAAGCACCAGCACAATGAACGACCAAATCCAAAAGCAACTGGGCAAGACGCTCTGGAACATCGCCGACACGCTGCGCGGAGCGATGAACGCGGGCGATTTCCGCGATTACATGCTGTCCTTCCTATTTTTGCGTTATCTCTCGGACAATTACGAGATGGCCGCCCGGAAGGAGCTCGGGCGCGACTACCCGGATCCCAACACGATCGGCAATAGCGGGCGCTCGCCGCTTTCCGTGTGGTACGCGCAAAACCCTGACGATGTTTCAGCTTTTGAAAAGCAGATGCGCCTCAAGGCGCATTACGTCATCAAGCCGGAACACATCTGGACCAGCATCGCCCACATGGCGCGCACCCAGAGCGACGATCTGCTGAACACGCTGCAGGCAGGCTTCAAATATATCGAGAACGAGTCCTTCCAGAGCACGTTCGGGGGCCTTTTTTCGGAAATCAATCTTGGCTCTGAAAAGCTTGGCCGGACCTACGTTGAGCGCAACGCCAAGCTCTGCGCCATCATCACCGAGATTGCCAATGGGCTCGCCGATTTTTCATCCGATGTCGACGCGCTGGGCGACGCTTACGAATATCTGATCGGCCAGTTTGCCGCCGGTTCCGGAAAGAAGGCAGGCGAGTTCTATACCCCGCAACAGGTGTCTGACATCCTTTCCGCGATCGTGACGTTGGACAGCCAGGAGCCCGCAACCGGAAAGAAGGAGCGCCTCTCCAGTGTGCTCGACTTCGCGTGTGGCTCCGGCTCGCTGTTGTTGAACGTGCGAAAGTGCTTGGGACCGCACGGCATCGGGAAGATCTACGGGCAAGAAAAGAACATCACCACCTATAACCTCGCTCGCATGAACATGCTGCTGCACGGCGTGAAAGATACGGAATTCGATATCTACCATGGCGACACGCTGAACAATGACTGGGACATCCTGCGAGAGCTAAACCCTGCCAAGAAACCCTCGTTTGACGCGATCGTGGCCAACCCGCCCTTCAGCCTCCGTTGGGAGCCGACTGAAGCGATGGGCGACGACGTACGGTTCAAAAACCATGGGCTGGCGCCCAAATCCGCCGCAGACTTCGCCTTCCTACTTCACGGTTTCCACTACTTGAAGGATGAGGGCGTAATGGCCATCATTCTGCCGCACGGCGTGCTGTTCCGGGGTGGGGCTGAGGAGCGCATCCGTACAAAGCTGCTGAAGGATGGTCATATTGACACGGTCATCGGCCTACCCGCGAACCTCTTCTATTCGACTGGCATCCCGGTGTGCATCCTCGTGCTGAAGAAGTGCAAGAAGCCGGATGATGTGCTCTTCATCAACGCGGCCGAGCACTATGAAAAAGGCAAACGGCAGAATCGCCTGCGCGAAGGGTTAGATGGCAAGCCGAACGACATTCAGAAGATCATCGAGACGTACCAGTTCCGCAAGGAAGAGGAGCGCTACTCGAAGCGCGTGACCATGGAGCGCATCGCTGAGGAGGGCTTCAATCTTAACATCTCCCGATACATCACCAACGCTGTTGCCGAAGCTGAAATCGATCTAGGTGCAACGCAGCAGAAATTGATCACAATCGAAGATCAAATCCGGGCAGCAACCTCGAGCCACAACTCGTTTCTGAGGGAATTGGGGCTTCCAGTTCTTCCAGGGACCGAATGAAACATACCACTTTGGCTGGCTTGTTCCTGTTGCTCGAGCGTTGTCCCGAATAGCAGATCACACAACATCGAAGGTTTCAACCATTTCATGACATCAGAGTCTCGATGCTTAATACCAGCTGCCGTCCGTACTGATCGGCGGCTTCGAGCACCGAAGCCTTAGTTACAACAAAGGCAAAATAAAGTGAGTGCAAGCAGGTGACGCCAAACGCCATCAATACAGCCGCTGGCTTGGTTGCATTTCCAGTCATATCTAAACCCCGCCAGAACACGTAAATACAGATTAGGCCGATTAGACAGTCGAGCACCAGTGTCGGATGCTTCAAGCCGAGGAGGTTTCGACGAAAACCGTAAGTGACATTCTCCTCGAACACGAGTTTGAAGCGTTCAGTGTCTCGGGTGCGGTCACGCAGGACTACGGTACAGCGCGAATAAAACCGGTCGGCACTGACTTTGTCATTGAGCTCGTCTTGTTCCGTTGGAGGATCTTCTGTCAGCTGCCGACCAAGCCAGAAGAGGTAGCGTGCCTTGAGAACCGGATCGATCACAGCATCGCGATGCCGAAGGGTGGTTGCCATTGGCTGCCCTCCATTCGCCTTTAGAATACGGCGCTCTATCCGCTTCCCGCGCCGGCGAGCTAAATCAGAGGCACTGATGAATAGGAACCCCAGCAAACTTGTAGTTGCTAACTGCGAAATGCTGAACCGGCTCCACGGAAGAGCCGCAGCCGACAGTGCAATCCCCGGAACAATCGCAATAAGCGCCGGTGCCAATCTTGCTTTGATACTGTAAGTGTCCAACCAGTTCATAGGTTACTCTTCGTAGTATGCTTCGAACGGCTCGGACTTTAGCGTCACCATACCGGGCCGGCTATCAAAGCCATTGCGATGGTTGATCCATCCGTTGCGAGACGAATAGACGCCGAAACCGCGGCGTAGGAAGGCATTACGCACCCGGCGTCGAGGGTACTCTGGCTTATTTGTTCCGACAGAACAAAAAGCCGTCGCTGTGAGTTGACTTCCCTCGTGCTTCACTCCGCCCAGCCACCGATCCAATACTGACGGGGTCACGTTGCGACGGCTGCCGTGGTGCGGTACCTGAAAAAACTCCGGCCTCTGAAGCATGCCTAGATGCTTTGCTACGTTTGCTGCCTCTGCCAATGCGCTCGGTCCAGCGTCAGCGGTCAAGACTAGACGGTGGCCGTCGATCATGCCCATTTGAACGACGCTGGACTCGTTTGACGCGCTAGTGGATGGCGGATTATCCGAGAGTTTCTCATCAGCCCAAGTCTCGAACCAAGCCTGAGCTTGCCTTGCCACCTCGCGAATAGCATTAAAAATACCGCGTTGAGTACTGGCCGTAGCAGTTGGCGTCCGGTCAAATTCGGGAATAAGAGAGAGGTAGGTGTCCCGTAAGGGCGCGAGGACTTTGAATGCTCCAATCTCGTGGCCTGCAAAAACTTCGCTGATGGGGATCCCATACTTTTCGGCAGTTCTCTCCAATTCGACGAGCATCGGATACTCTTCTCGAATTCGGTTCCGAAGCCCTTGAACCGTAAAGCTGCCATGAAAGCGATCAACGATCTCCTCTGCATACAACCACGGGCGGTTCATCCAGAGCCGGCCCACTCCGAAGTTCTGCAGGACAGTTGCCAAGCCCCCAATGTGGTCCTGATCTGCGTGTGAGAGAACAACATGGTCAATGAATGTTGGACGCCCGTAATATGTATTCAGGTGGTTGACGATCATTTCACCAGTAGCCGCGTACCCCCCGTCGACGACATGAATCGAATAGCGGGACCCATGCTCGCCATATCGCAAGCAGATGGCGTCTCCATTGCTTTCGCCGACAGAAAGAAAGTCGATCTCATAAGGCATGACAACACCTTGCGCCGTAGATAGCCGGACCTTAATTGACGCAGCACGCTTGCACAAGGTATTGCTATCCACAGATTGTGCAGCGCTACATCTGGCTACATCGTGCCTATCCACTACTGAGATGCCTTATCTCGACCGCGAACAGCAGAGACGGGCAAACAGCACACCATAGATTCTGGCTTTCTTCGCAATTGGCAGGGATTGCCCCCCTGGCATGGTTCCTCCCTGGCCTCATCCTTATACGGGGGGGCGTTGCCCGGCACTTCGCTAGCGACTGGCAATTTCACCGGGGAATCCACCCGGAATCCAGCACGCGGAGATCGTGATTTTTAATAACTCATTTTCAATAACTTACAAAATCACGACTTTGCCGCGCTGGATTCTTTTGGGGAATCCAAGGAATCCACTTTGAGGAACCCACCAGCAAGAAGCCACCCCATTGAAGCCAACCGCTGAGAAGCCGTTGAATCCACGTGCATTTTCCATTTGACAAAGCTGCCTCTCTTGCCCTACCCCTTGAACATCGAAGAATTGCGCCCGGAGGAACCCCTCGCGGGCGCTTTTATTTTCTCGCATCGCGGACCTGATCGTGAAGCAGCCGTCGCCGGCCGCGCCCGCCGGGTCGCCCGCCCTGCCCCAAAACGAGACCTGCCCTATGGACCTGGTGTTCACCCCGAGCCAGATCGAGATCTGGCCGCTCGACCGGCTGCGGCCTTATGCCAAGAACGCCAAAGTCCATGGCACCGACCAAGTGGCGAAGATCGCGGCCAGCATGGCGAAGTTCGGCTGGACTGTGCCCTGCATGGTCGCCGACGATGGTGAGCTGATCGCCGGGCATGGCAGGGTGCTGGCCGCCACGATGCTGGGGCTGAAGGACGTGCCGGTGATCAGGCTCGGCCATCTCGACGAAGCAGAACGTCGGGCCTACCGGATCGCAGACAACAAGCTGACCGAACTCGGGGAATGGGACGAGGCGATGCTGCGCGAGGAGATCGCAGGGCTATTGGCTGAAGATTTCGACCTGTCGCTGCTGGGGATCGCCGACGATGATCTCGACGCGCTGCTGCGAGATCCCGAAGCGCTGGGCGGCGATGGCCCGGCCGAGGGTGAGGATGATGTGCCCGAGCCGCCGGTCACGCCGGTTTCCGTTGCAGGCGACCTCTGGCAGCTTGGAGCGCATCGGCTCATCTGTGGCGACAGTACCTCGGCCGATGTGGTCGGACGGTTGCTGGGCGACGTGAAGCCGCTGCTGATGGTCACCGATCCGCCCTATGGCGTGGAATATGACCCGTCTTGGCGGAATCAAGCTGGGGCAGCCAAGACCAAACGCACCGGCAAGGTGCTAAATGACGACCGGGCAGACTGGCGCGAGGCTTGGGCGCTCTTCCCCGGCGATGTCGCCTATGTCTGGCATGGTGCACTGCATGCCACGACCGTGGCCGAGAGCCTCGTCGCGGCAGGCTTCACCGTGCGGTCACAGATCATCTGGGCCAAGGACCGTCTGGTTCTCAGCCGGGGTGATTATCACTGGCAGCATGAACCCTGCTGGTATGCGGTGCGCAAAACCGGCAAGGGGCATTGGGCGGGCGACCGCAAACAAACGACGCTCTGGCAGATCGCCAACAAGGATCAGGACGCCGAGACCGTGCACGGCACGCAAAAGCCGGTGGAATGTATGCGCCGCCCGATCCTAAATAACTCGAGCCCCGGCCAGGCGGTCTATGAACCCTTCATGGGCTCGGGAACCACGCTGATTGCGGCTGAGACCACCGGACGTGTCTGCTTCGGGGTCGAACTAAACCCTGCCTATGTCGATGTTGCCATCGAACGCTGGCAGAAATTTACCGGTGTCATTGCCACACTGGCGGAAACCCGCGAGAGCTTCGCCGATCTGAAGGCCAAGCGGCTGGCGGCGTGAACGCAACACTGCTGCGGGGCAGGATTGAACACTGACAGCAACTTAACTGACCAGCATAGCTTTTTTTGACCTCGTTCAAGAAGGTCCTGACCGCTTTGCGGTACCTAAAAAGCATCGGCGTTCCAATTTGCAGCCGTTCACCCGGCTTTGGTGGGGGAACGACAAAGCCCTTTACGATTGAAATAGTTCTTTCGTTCCACTTTCCACCCGAATGACAAAGAACATTTCTTACCGCAATCAATTCAAGACAAGCATCTCTTGCCCACACAAATTCCTGATCAACGACGGTATAGAGTTTCTCGACCTTGCTCTGCGGATGATCGCCAGCAGTAAATGAAAGCTGGACCAAAGCTTGGGTCATCATCTCATCGAAAATGACCACAAGATCTTGTAAGAGCATTTTGACTACGTTCTGAGCATTTGCCCTAAAGTTGGTGGATGGATCCCTGCGAAACTTGACCTTTGAATTTCCGAACCTCTCAGCCATCAAAGGGGAAGCGAATGTACAGACAGGCTCTACCCAGCGGGCACCCGACAAGATCGCTGAATGCAATTCTTCCTTATTTGAAAACTCATCAGCCCTTGCGAATTCCATGGCGTAAATGATTGTGTAAAGAGTTGACGTCCATGAGTTGATGGGCTCCCAGTCCATTTCGACCGTACTCCTAGTTTGTAAACCAAACGACCCTACAGCTTCCGCTCCGCAACACAATGGGCCAAAGACCTTCTGCAATGGAGGGAGGTATGGCTTCGACCGCTTAGCGGGTCACTTGAAGCGATACACCGTCCCTCTGCCCTCGATCTTCTCGGCGTTGATGGGCAGGCCAAGCTTCTTTTTCAGGGAACCCGAGATCGCGCCACGAATCGTGTTTGACCTCCATTGGGTCTCAGTCATGATCTCCTCGACGGTCGCCCCCTCGGGGCGCCGCAGCATGCCGATGAGGGTGGCTTGCTTGGTGCCCGCGCGTGGGCTCGGCGCTTTCGGTTCGGCTTCGGACCCGGCTTTCGCCTTCACGCGGATCGTGGCCATGGTTTGGACCACCACCGGGTCTATGCCGACTGCCAGCAGGCCAGCGTCGGTCACCACCAGCGTGGTGCCGAGGCCCTCACCCTTCTCGCGCCAAAGCGGGTCACCGCGCCGAATATTGGCCTCAACCTCCAGAAGCCAGCCGCAGTCGATCATCTTGCCAACGGCCATCTTGGCCGCCGCACCGACGAGACCCTTGGGCAGTGGCAAAGCAAGGTTGCGGGGGCGCTGGGCTCCGGCGGTCAGGATCTGGGTTTGAGTATCTGTGAGTTTGTGCATCTGCGTCTCCGGGGCTGTTGTTCGGTCAGGCGCTTTCACCCTGCGCATCGGCCGCAGCGAAGGCGAAATATTGCACCCAGCCGGTCAGGTAAGGCAGCCATGCCGGGATCCCCTCAAGGCGCTGGGTCTGAGCCGAAATGCGCCAGTCCTGCCATTTGGCAATGGTGGCTTTGATGGCACTTGCGCTGTCGGGCGTCCCGCTTTGCAGGGCCCCTATCACATCATCGGCAAAATGGCGGCCCGCGCGGCTATCCAGAAAGTCTCGCACCCCAATCAGGTCTTCTTCGCTCTTCGCGCGAACCGCGGCGGCGATCATCGTCGAGACCAGCTCCCAGACCTCTGCGCTCCGCCGCTCGCGCAAGGGGCAGGTGGTCATAGCCCCGAAAAAGCCTGTGTCTTCGTTGCGGCTGGGCAGAGTGGCGTGCTTGGTCATGGCGGAAATTCCTTATCGGGGTGACTGGCGGGGCGCTCGGCCCCGCCTGTTCAAGCTCATGCGGCGCTGAGGGCCTCAAGCGTGGCGATGTGGTTGCGCAGCGTCGCGGCCTCCTCGCGCGCGGCGTCCGCCCAGAAGGCAGCACGGGCCTTGCAGGCGCGGGCGAGATGCTCGGCATCTTGCTGCGTGAACCGGTTGACCTTGTGCGCGCGGCCATGCCCCGTGCAGGTGGCGCGATGTTTGCCTCCCTCGGGGGTCAGCGTGAAGGTCAGGGGGCCGAAGTCGTCCATGATGATCCAGTTGTGCGACGCTATGGTGGCGCAGGCGCTGGGCGCGAGGCGTGCTTCGATCTCTTCAGCGGCGGCGCGAAAGTCGTTGATCAGGAGGACGGTGGGGTTGGTCATGGCGGGCTCCGGTGGGCTGAGTTGCATCGTTTTCTTGGGACGACCATCGCTCTCACGCAGCGATTATCGTAGTAAAATCAGCGCAATAAGATTGCTATCTGGCCTCCTGATCCCGAGGAGTAACGTCCAGCCATTGCCCGTCTTTCCAGAGGTAAAGGTGCGCGAATTGGCAAATGGGGTTCGCGAGGACATGCGCGGGGCGGGGCGGATCGAAGCACTCCAGCGCATCTGAGCGAACCTGCCGAAGTTCGCGCGCGGCGAGGATGTCGTCCGGCGTCCACGGGGCCAGCGCAGGCAGCATGTGCGAGGGGTAGCCGTCGAAGTGGCAATAGATGTGGGCCCATTTCTCGGGTCCAATCTGGATGGCGATCTGTGCGCGGGTACTCATCAATCCGCCCTTTCAGGGGTTGCCGTTGCAGCGGTTTCTGCCCCAGCGCGGCGCCCGGCCTCATAGGCGGCTTCAAGCGCCGAGCGGATCGCCCAGACCGCGACATCGTGGAAGTCGAGGCGGTCGGAGTTCCGGGTCTCGAGGGTTTCGAGGAAAAAGTGCCGCTCGGCGATCTCCATCAGCAGCGCGTCGCGTGCGGCATCCGAGGTGGGTTTGCGCTTGGTCATCATCTGATCCTTGCCTGTCTGGTGCACGATGCACCCAGTCTCGTGGGTCAGACTCGCTTAGCGATGAGGTGTAATCAACGACAAATAGACGGTCTTTCTTGTTTATTTACAATATGTTGAAGGTCTCGCAATCACCATGGAAGGTCTATCTGAACGCGACTACGCCATCCATAGCGGGCTTTCCCGCGGGGCAGTGCAAAAGGCCCGCAAGACCGGCCGCTTGGTGCTCTTTGCCGATGGCTCAATCGACGCTGCCGCGTCCGACGCACGGCGCGGCGCGATGACCGATCCTGACCAGCAGGCGCGGTCGCGGGGCGGGTTGGGAGCGAGCGGTGATGGCCGTGATACCCCGGCGCCGGGTCCTGGCAGCCTGTCCGGGCCTGGGGACAGTACCTCCTATCTGAAGGCACGGACGGCGCTGACGGTCTACCAGGCGCAAGAGCGTCAGCTCTCGATCCAAAAGAAGAAGGGCGTGCTGGTGGATCGGGCGCGCGCCGAGACCCTGGTGTTCCGGCTTGCCCGGCAAGAGCGCGATACCTGGGTGACCTGGCCCACGCGTGTGGCGGCACTGATGGCCGCGCAATTATCCGCAGAAATGGAGAAGGCATCGGGGGCGGCAGTGACAATCGAGACTGCGATCCTGCAAAGGGTGCTGGAAACCCATGTCCGAGAGCAGCTCGACGCGCTTGCCGAACTCAGGGTCTCGCTTGGATGATGAGGAAGAAACATCTGATCTGACCGCAGGCCTCGATCTCGGCTTCGATGGTGCCGAGGAGATCCTGCGCGTCTGGCGTCAGGGGATGCGGCCCGATCCGGATCTGACGGTATCGGAATGGGCAGACAAGCACCGCAAGCTTTCGTCGCGGGCTGCGGCGGAACCTGGGCAATACCGCACGGCACGGACGCCTTACCTGCGCGACGTTATGGATGCCCTCTCGCCCAGCCACCCGGCGCAGCGGATCAGCTTCATGAAAGCAGCCCAAGTGGGTGCCACTGAGGCCGGCAACAACTGGATCGGCTTTGTCATCCACCATGCGCCGGGGCCAATGCTGGCGGTGCTGCCAACGGTCGAGATGGCAAAGCGCAGCTCGCGCGGCCGGATCGATCCGCTCATTGAGGAAAGCCCGGCGCTCAAGGAACGTGTGCAGCCCTCCCGTTCGCGCGACGCGGGCAATTCGATGCTGTCGAAGGAATTCCCGGGCGGGATATTGGTGCTGACCGGCGCCAACTCGGCGACGGGCCTGCGCTCGATGCCGGCGCGCTATGTGTTTCTCGACGAGGTCGATGCCTATCCGGCCTCGGCCGACGAGGAAGGCGACCCGGTCACGCTGGCTGAGGCGCGCACCACCACCTTCGCGCATCGGCGCAAAGTGTTCATGGTCTCGACGCCGACGATCCGGGGGCTTTCTCGCATCGAGCGCGAGTTCGATGCCTCGGACCAGCGGCGCTACTTTGTGCCCTGCCCGCATTGTGGCCATATGCAATGGCTGCAGTTCGAGCGCTTACACTGGGCAAAGGGAAAACCGGAAACGGCAGCCTATCATTGTGCCAGTTGTGAGCGGCCCATCGCCGAGCATCATAAGACGGAGATGTTGGCACGGGGCGAGTGGCGGGCCACGAGGGTAAGTGCAGATCCGAACGCCATCGGCTTCCACCTCTCGGCGCTCTATTCACCAATCGGCTGGAAAAGCTGGGAGCAGATTGCGCGGGAGTGGCTTGCGGCCCAAGGTTCCGACGAGATGCTGCGCGCGGCGCGTAACACGCTCCTCGGCGAAACTTGGGTCGAAAGTGGAGATGCACCAGAATGGCAGCGGCTGGCCGACCGGCGCGAGGTGTTCGCGGCGCAGATCCCGGCGGGGGGCTTGTTCCTCACGGCAGGGGCCGATGTGCAGAAGGACCGCATCGAGGTCGATGTCTGGGCTTGGGGTCGCGGTGGGACAAGTTGGCTCATCGATCACATCGTCCTTCCCGGCGGTCCGGTCGATCCGGCCTGCTGGGCGGCGCTGACCGCGCTCCTCAGCCGCACCTGGGTGCATGAGAACGGCGCGGTGATGCCGCTCGCCAAACTGGCGATCGACACCGGATATGAAACCGCCGCTGTCTATGCTTGGGCGCGGGTGCAGGGCATTGCGCAGGTGGCACCGGTTAAGGGGCTTGAGGGGTTCAACCGGGCGACGCCCGTCGCGGGGCCGACCTTTGTCGATGCAACCGTAAATGGGCGCAAACTCAAGCGCGGGGCGCGGCTCTGGACCGTGGCGACGGCCACCTTCAAGGCGGAAACCTATCGCTATCTGCGGCTGGAACGGCCTTCGGATGAGGACCGCGCGCGGGGCGTGCCCACACCTGCAGGCACAATCCATCTGCCCGACTGGGCTGACAGCGAATGGTTGAAGCAATTGGTGGCCGAGCAATTGGTCACGATCCGCGATCGGCGCGGCTATGCCCGGCAGGAATGGCAGAAGATGCGGGAGCGGAATGAGGCGCTTGATACCCGCGTCTACGCCCGGGCGGCGGCTTGGATCCTCGGCGCTGATCGCTTCGATGAGCGGATGTGGCGGCAGTTGGAGAAGCAGGCGGGGGGCGAGACCCTGGCCGCCGTGGAGATCGCGGAGACCGAGAAGGCGGCTGAGCCTCAGGCTGGACAGATCACCGGTCCCCGGCGGCGCGGCTGGAAGATCAGCACGCCCCGATACATGGAATAATCAAAAACCTGAGAACACCATGTCGAGAGCACCCCGGATCTCGTAATCGGAGGCGGAAAGATCGGCGACAGCCTCCCCTCTGACCAATGCTGACGGAACTGCGGCCATCTCGGCCGTATGCAGCACATATGCTGCACCCTCTATCTCAAACACGGGTTCGAGGCGCCCGATGGCTTTTGGCCCTGTCGCAACGGGAACGAGGGGGGCGACCACACGTGTGCCGGTCTCGATCAAATCGGTCTGAAGATCGAGCACAAGTCTGGTGCCGGCGATGCGGTAAACGTGGAACTGCGCCATCAGTCGATCTTCAGAACCTGAAGATCTGCCAAGGGCGTGCCATGCGCCTCGATCCAGACACGGCGCTCTGAAATCGCTGTGGCATTCTCACACGCCCAAGCTTTGGCTTTCGCAATACGGACGGCTTCTGCGACGGCGGCATCGCTGATGGCTGAGACATTGAGACCCAATTCCCGTGCGGCAGCCAAGTTGGCGGCCGATAGGGTGATATTGGTGCGCTGCTTTTCTGCGGTGGCGTGCTGCATTGGGCCCTCCTGACGCATACACAATATACACACTCAAAGTGTGCTATGCAAGAGATCCCAATGACCCTCGATGAGTTAAAACTCCGCCTGAGCGCGCTCTTGAGCGCGCGCTACAGCGGCACGCGGTCGGTCAGCTACGACGGCAAAACCGTGACATATGGCACGGATGCCGAGCTCGCCGCCGCGATTGGCGATGTCGAGCGACGCATAGCGAAACTCGAGCGCGGCGCCGGGCGCATCTTGCGCCCCTATGCCGTGAAAAACCTGTGATGGGGGCTGCGATGCACTGGCGGCAGCGCCTTGGCGCCTTCATCGGCGGGTTCGATGCGGGCCAGCACCATCGGCGCCTGCGGGGGTTCCAGGCCACGCGGGCGCATGTGAATGCGCTGATTGCGGCTTCTGGCCCTGACATCACCGCCCGCGCCCGCTGGCTCGTGCGCAACAATGGCTATGCGGTGAATGCGGTGGAAAGCTGGGCGGCCAATACCGTCGGCGATGGGATCAAGCCGATCTCAAAGCTGGCGGACGCGACCCAGAAGGAAGAATTGCAGCGGCTTTGGCTTGCCTGGACCGATGAGGCGGATGCCGAGGGACTGACCGATTTTTACGGGCTGCAGCGCCGCGCCGCGCGCGAGGTGTTCTTGGCCGGCGAGGTCTTTGTTCGGATCCGGCCGCGTCGGCCAGAGGACGAGCTGGCGGTGCCGCTGCAGCTTCAGATGCTCCCCTCGGAGATGCTGCCGCTGCAGGAAACTGGCATTGGCGCGAATGGCAATACGATCCGTCAGGGCATTGAGTTTGACAGGATCGGACGGCGTGTGGCCTATCACTTCCTGCGCCGCCATCCCGGCGACAGCACCGATCCTGGCCTTGCCGGCGAGACCGTGCGGGTTCCGGCCTCTGAGGTCATCCATGTGATCGACCCGGTCGAAGGCGGGCAATTGCGCGGGGTCTCTAAACTCGCGCCGGCGATCGTGAAGTTGTTTTTGCTCGACCAGTATGACGATGCCGAGCTTGACCGGAAGAAGGTCGCCGCGATGTATGCGATGTTCGTGACCTCCCCCGCCCCAGAAAACCCGCTGGCACCCTTGGACGATGAGGAGGCACCGGATGGCATGCAGATCAGCCCCGGCCAGATCGTGCGGCTGGATCCTGGGGAAGATGTGACCATCGGCCAGCCTGCGGATAGCGGGGCCACCTATGAGCCATTCCAGTATCGAACGCTTCTGCAAATCTCAGCCGCACTTGGCATCCCTTATCCTTATCTGACCAATGACATGGTGAAGGGGAACTTCTCAAACTCCCGGCTTGCACTTATCGAATTCCGCCGCCGGGTCTCGGCCTGGCAGCATTCGGTGATGGTCTACCAGCTCTGTCGTCCGGTTTATGCGCGCTGGCTCGATCTCGCGGTGCTGTCAGGGGTCTTGCCCCTGCCCGGCTATGAGGCCGAGCGGCCTCGTATGCTCGCCGCCGACTGGCTCCCCACGAAATGGGATTGGGTCGATCCCTTGAAAGACGCCAATGCAGAGATCGCCCAGATCGAGGCGGGGCTGAAATCCCGCACGCAAGCCATCGCCGAGCGCGGCTATGATGCCGAGCAGGTCGATCGCGAAATTGCGGCCGAACGGGCGCGCGAGCGAGCCCTTGGTCTTGACTTCCGCCGCCCGGGATCCCCAGCGCAGGGCGTGCAGGCGGTGTCGGCTGAGACCCAAGCTACACATTCGTATAATTCCGACGGCATCGATCAAACAGATCCCCAAAATGGTGCTGATGCGCAAGACACCGAGGAGCAGCCCTGATGCTTCACGCCCGCATTGCCGCGCGCGCCTTCAACGCGCCGCTCTTGGTCGAGCCCTCAAAGGCCATGGCGTTCTTGTCAGGGCTTGGACCGCGCATTCTGGGACGGCGGGTCGAGCTTGCGGATCTGCCCGTGGTGGCGGGTGATCTTGGTGCCGCCGCCCTGCCCGCTCGCGCCAGCCTTCTGGCCGATCCCCTCAGCGATCGGCTGCGCCAACAGGGTGACGCACCCTACCCCATGGTGGACGGCATTGCCGTGATTGAAATCTCGGGCGTGCTCATTCACCGGGGATCCTGGATTGGTCAATCCTCGGGGCAGACGAGTTACGAGGGGATTGCCGCCCAGATCGAGGCCGCCGCCAAAGACCCTGCCGTTCGCGGCCTTGCCTTGGAAATTGACAGTTTTGGCGGTGAGGTTGCGGGGGTCTTTGACCTTGCAGATCAGATTCGTGCAATTCGAGCTTCGAAACCCGTCTGGGCCTTCGTGGCCGAACATGCCTTCTCGGCGGGCTATGCGCTGGCCTCGCAGGCGGATCGGATTCTTCTGCCGCGCACAGGTGCGGTCGGCAGTATCGGCGTCGTGGTCATGCATGCTGATCTCAGCGGTCAGCTCGATCAAGACGGGGTTCGCGTGAACCTGATCCATTCAGGGCAGCACAAGGTCGACGGCAATCCCTATGCGCCACTGCCTGAGGCTGTGCGCGCGGACATCCAGCGTGAGATTGATGTCTTGCGGTTTTTGTTCGCCGACACCGTTGCTGCGGGACGCGGCGGCAGGCTGAGCCAGGAGGCGGCTCTCGCCACCGAGGCTGCGGTCTATCGCGGGATGGATGCCGTTGTGGCAGGTCTCGCCGATGAGGTCACCGATCTTACCCGGGGCTTTGCCAGCTTCCGGCAAGCCCTTGGCGCGCCTTCGACCAGCAAGCTGTCCCGCGCCTTCAGCGCCTCTCACCTCAAACCCAAGAAGGAAGCCGTGATGGCCAGCAAGAACGATCCCGACTACACCCCGCAGGATGCGGATCTCGAATTGGTGGAGATCACTGAGGGGGCAGCCGATGGCGCGGAGGCACCGCCGGCATCCCCCGCTCCACCGCCCGCAGCCTCTCGGCCCCCTGTTGCTGTCGCCCCGGTTGCGGTGCAGCCTGGTAATCTTGCGGATCTGTCGGCGCATCTGCGCGAGGCGGCGGCCGAGATCGCCGAGATTGCGCTGCAGGCGGGTCGCTTGGGTGTTGCGATCGATGCGGCAAAAGCCTTGCGCGAGGGAACGGCGCCCGAGGCCCTGCGCAAGCTGGTGCTGGAGCGCGCTGCCGCTGCGGCCGATGCGCGCGACATCATCGCAGCCCCGCCCTCCCCCGTTCTCCCGAAATCCGCCGAAAGCCCGATTGTAGCCGCCGCAAAAAAAGCTGCCGCCGGCGCGAAGGTCTGATCTCCCGTCCCTTTGCGCCCAACTGATCCCCCGCCGCGCTCCCCGGCGGGGGATTTCTTTTTGACCCCCAACCCTTCGGAGTTGCCCGATGTCCGTGCTGACCCAACCGTCCGTTATGGGCGATGTGCTCAAATACGAGCTCAATCCCAACTTCACCCGAGAAACCGTCACGCTGCTGGCCGGGACCAAATACCCTGTCGGCGCCGTCCTTGGCCGCATCACCGCAAGCGGCAAGTTTAAACTCAGCACCGCCACCGGCAGTGATGGCGCGCAGACCGCAGCCGCGGTCCTGCTCTATGCGACCGACGCCACCGCAGTAGATCGAGAGGCCGTCGTCCTCCTGCGCGGGCCTGCCCTTGTCGCGAAGGCGGTGCTCCTCTTTGACGCCAGCGTCGATGACGCGGTCAAGACGGCGGCCAAACACGCGCAGCTCACCGCGCTCGGCATTATCCCGCGCGACACCGCCTGACCGGGCGGCGCAGCAAAGCCTGTCGACAGCCTCCCAGCCCTTCCCCCTGCCCCTCATGCCTTCGGAGTTCCCCCATGACCCTCACCCGTAACCCGTTTGACGCGGGCGGCTATTCGCTCGCCGAGATGACGCAGGCCATCAACATCCTGCCGAACCTCTACACCCGCCTTGGCCAGCTCGGCCTCTTCCGCTTTGAAGGCGTGACCCAGCGCTCCATCGTGATCGAACAGCGTGCGGGCGTGTTGAGCCTCTTGCCCTCGGTTCCTCTTGGCGCGCCCGCCGCGGTGGGCAACCGCGAGGCGCGCTCCATGCGGTCCTTTGCTCTGCCATGGATCCCGCATGACGATGTGATCTTGCCGGCCGACATCCAAGGCATGCCGGCGCTGGGGGTTTCTGATGCCGCGGATCCCCTTGTCGAGGTGATGAACCGCAAGCTGACACTGATGCGCCGCAAGCATGCCCAGACCCGCGAATATATGGAGATGAACGCGCTGCGCGGCATTGTGAAGGACGGGGCCGGCACCACGCTTTACAATTACTTCACCGAATTTGGTCTGGAGCAGATCTCGGTCGACTTTGTCTTTGGCACGGCGGGCACCAATGTGCAGGGCAAGGTGCGCAGCGTTCTGCGCGGCATCGAGGACAGCCTTCTCGGCGAGACTATGACCACAGCGCATGCGCTGGTCAGTTCCGAGTTCTTCGACAAGCTCATCAGTCACCCGAAAACCGAAGAGGCCTATAAGTTCTTCTCGGCCACCGGTGGCCAGCCCTTGCGCGAAGACATGCGCCGCGCCTTCCCCTTCGCGGGCATCCTCTTTGAGGAATACAACGGCTCGGTCACGCTCTCGAACGGCAGCTCGGAGCGGCTGATCCCGGCGGGCGAAGGCATCGCCTTCCCGCTTGGCACCTTTGACACCTTCACCACCTATGGCGGGCCGGCAAACCTGCTCGAGACCGCCAATACCCTCGGCCTGCCGCTTTATGCCCGGCAGATGATCGACGCCAAGGGGCGCTGGATCGATCTGATGACCGAGGCCTCGATCCTGCCGGTGAACAAGCGCCCGCGTTTGGCCATCCGGATCTTCAGTTCGAACTGAGGCGGGACGGATATGACGGCTTTTGCGGCAGCGCTTGATCTTCTCTTTGCTGATCCCAATCTCGGCCAGGAGGCCTGGCATCGCGATAGCGAGGGGCAGTTCACCCGCATTCGCATCATCGCGCGGCAAAAGGATGCTGTGACGGAGTTCGGCGGGGCGCGGCTTTGGTCGGAGACCTTCCGCTTTGATGTGCGGGTATCAGACCTGCCCGCCCCTCGCCCCGAGGAGCAGATTCTCTTCGGGGACGAGACCTTCCTCATTCAAGGTGAGCCGGTGCGCGATCGGGATCGTTTGATCTGGACCATCGAGGCAAGCGTCGCATGAAGCTCCGCCTTGAACTCTCCGGCAGCATCGCGGCGGCCATGCAAGCCGAACTCCTCGCTGGCGAAAAGGCCGTGTCGGACGCCGTTCGAGGTGCGGCGCTCCGTCTCAAGGCCGATTGGCGTGGTCAGATCGCGCAAGCGGGTCTTGGGGCGCGCCTTGGCCGCACCATTCGATCCGTGGCCTATCCCAAGGGCCAGCCTAGCCTGAATGCGGCGGCGCTGGTCTGGTCCAACGCGCCGGTGATTGTCGGGGCGCATGACAGCGGGCCGCTGATCCGGTCGAAGAGCGGGCTCTGGCTGGCCATCCCAACCGCTGCTGCCGGGAAATCCGTGCTTGGCGGACGGATTACCCCCGCAGAGTGGGAGCGGCGGCGCGGATTGTCGCTACGGTTAATCTACCGGGCCCGGGGGCCGAGCCTTCTCGTGGCAGAGGGGCGGTTGAATTCGAAGGGGCGCGCCGTTGCATCACGGTCGAAATCTGGCCGGGGGCGGGCGACCGTGCCGATCTTCCTCTTGGTGCGGCAGGTGAAGCTGGACAAGCGGCTGGATCTGGCGAAAGCCGCGGAGGTGGCGGTGGGGCGGATTCCGGGGGCGATTGTCGCGAACTGGGTGGAGGGGCGTGCGTGAATTGCTTCGCGCGGTTAATAGCCGGCTTCACGCTGATGACGAATGGCAAGGATGATCGCGGTTTCTCCATCGAAGCGGTAAAGCGACACATAACCGCTGTCGCCAAAGGTGACGAACCACTCGCGGAACTGCGGTTCCATGTCCTCGACAGGCCGCCCCGCCCCTGGCTGATCCAGCAGGATGTTCATGCCTTCGCGGATTGCCTTGACGGCACGGCGCGCCGCATCAGGATTCTTGTCGGAAAGAAAGTGGTAAAGTCGTTCGACGTCCCGCAGCGCTGCGGGTGACCAGATCAGTTGTGGCATTCAGGACCCGTCGCCACTTCGCCCGCTTCCAACTTCGCAAGCCAGGCATCGGCTTCGTCATGCGTGACGTGTTTGCCTGTCGCCTGAAACTCCTCCCAGGCCTGAAGCCCTGCCTGACGAAACGCCTCGCGCTTCTCTTCGCGCTCGACGAACTGCGCCACTGCTTCGCGCAACATCCAGTGCGTGGAGCGATCCTTGGCATCCGCCAGCCGCTTGAGGCGGTCACGGGTATCCTGATCGAGCTTCACAGCGATGGGACGGATGGCATTCATGGGGGCAACTCCCAGCGAGTATTCACAGGTATTACTTTTAGCACATCAGCCACCGACGCAGAAGTCACAATTGAAGCAAAGGCGGTAAAATGCCCACCCTCCGCGAAACCATTCTCGCCGCGCTACATGCGCGGCTGTCAGCATTACCCGCCACGTCCTTGCGTGGGGACGTGCTGCCGGAGCGCATCCCGCCCGCGGGACTTCTGATCCTGCGCGATGGCGAACCGGGAGAACCCGAGGTCACGCTGTCGCCCCTGCGCTACCATTATCAGCACAGGGCTGAGATCGAGGCGGTCGTGCAAGACGCTGACCGCGACGCCGCTTTCGACATCCTGTGCGCCAGCATCGGCACGGCGATTACCACCGACCGCACGCTCGGCGGGCTTTGCGACTGGGTCGAAGCAGAAGCGCCACGGCCCGTTGATCTGCCGGTCGAAGGGGCCGCCAGCCTGAAAGCGGGCATCGTGCCGATTATTTTGTATTACGTGTCCCCCAACCCGTTTGGCTGAGACTGCGTCAATCGTTTGGGTTCTCGCCCAGAAGCCAAAGCAGCAAACAAGCCATGACTGGCGAGAAAACAAGACTGAAGATAACCCAACCTACCTGGCTTCTGCCGCGGTTGGCAGCCATTTGAGCGGGTAGCAAGATGTATAACCAGACGGCAAGATACATCCCGAGCACGGCAAAGAGTATCAGCACAAAAACCGAGGCTACATCGCTTGCCATAAAGAACCGCGCTCCTTTGCAAATTGCCAATTGGCTCTTTGCAATCAGATATGGGCCCGGGACCGCAAAACCAAGTCTGACCCAAATCTGATCACCCACAGGAGACAAAAATGGCACGAGCCCATGGGGCGCGGGCGCAGATGGCGCTTGCGTTCGAGTCCACCTATGGCACCGCCCCGACGACGGGCTATCGCACGGTGCCTTTCGCCAGCACGACGCTCGGCTCCGAGCAGCCGCTGATCGCCTCGGAACTTTTGGGCCAGGGGCGTGACCCGCTGGCCCCGATCAAGGACGCGGTGACGGCGGATGGCGATGTCGTTGTGCCGCTTGATGTCGAGAACTTCGGCCTCTGGCTGAAGGCCGCCTTCGGGGCCCCGACCACCACCGGCACCACGCCGAAGACCCATACGTTCCAGTCGGGGGCCTGGTCGCTTCCAAGCATGGCCATTGAGACGGCGATGCCGGAGGTGCCGCGCTACGCGATGTATACGGGCTGCGTTTGCGATCAGCTCAGTTGGCAGATGGCGCGCTCGGGGCTTCTGACTGCGACTGCCCGCCTGGTGGCCCAAGGCGAAACCGTTGCTGCTGCCACGGCCGTAGGCACGCCCACATCGCTGTCGCTGCAGCGCTTTGGCCACTTCAACGGATCGATTAGCCGCAACGGGGTGGCGCTTGGCAATGTCATCTCGGCTGAGGTGACCTACTCGAATGGCCTCGACCGGATCGAGACCATCCGCGCGGATGGCAAGATCGAGGGGGTTGATCCCGGCATGGCGGCGCTGACCGGCAAGATCGAGGCCCGCTTTGCCGACACCACGCTGATCACCCAAGCGATGGATGGGACACCTTGCGAATTGGTTTTCGGCTGGAGCCTTGGGGCCGATGCCAGCTTCAGCTTCACGGCGCATGCTGTCTATCTGCCACGGCCCAGGATCGAGATCCCGGGTCCGCAAGGCATTCAGGCCACATTCGACTGGCAGGCGGCCAAGGCGGCAAGCCCCGCCCGCCTGTGTACCGCCATTCTTGTCAACACTGTCACCTCCTATTGAGAGGATCTCTTCCGCCATGCTGACCCTTGATCTTTCCAGCGCACCGTTCTGGTGCGAGTTCCTCCCCGGCCTGCGCGTGAAACTCCGCCCGCTGACCACGGCGCTGATGGTCGCCAGCCGCGCGGATCCCGCAATTGCCGCCCTCACCGCAGGGACGACGCCCGAAGAGGCCGCCCTTGCTATGGCCAAGGCGCTGGCGCGGCGCGCGATCCTCGACTGGGACGGCGTTGGCGATGCCACGGGGGAGGCCTTGCCGGTCAGCCCCGAGGCAATCGACGCGCTTCTCGATCTCTGGCCGGTCTTTGAGGCCTTCCAGACCCGTTATGTTGCAACAGGCCTGTTCTTGGATGCCGAAAAAAACGTCTCATCGCCCTTGCCGATTGGGAGTTCGGCGGGGGCGGCGGCTATTGCGCCGCCTGCGGACCCGTCTGTCCCGAGTGTCCCGCACGGCTGAACCGCCCGCAGACTTGGGAAGGCGCCCAGGTCTGGGACCTCGTTCAGCGTCTTGGCGGGCAATTGCGTCTCATTCCCGGCGCGGTGATCGGTTGGGATATGGGGGCCGCACTGGTCCTCGGGGCGGCGCTCGGTATCCCGGCGCTGGCGGTTGCGGAGCTCTTGCCGCCCATTGAGGCGGTGATGGTGCGCAAGATCAATGAAGCGATGCAGGCCGACGCTGGCGGCCTCACCTGACCTCGTTCCAGATGGAAACGCGGTGATGAACCCCGAGGATACGACCCCATGTCAGAAAAGAAGGTCTCCGTCCGGCTTGTCGCTGTCGGCGGCCGGCAGGTGCGGGCCGAGCTCGAAGGGATCGGCGAAGCAGGCGCACGCGGCTTTGGTCGGCTCTCGTCGGAGATGACCGCGGCCAATGCGCGGCTCACGAGCTTTGCCAGCAAGGCGGGGATTGCCCTGGCCGCGCTGACCGCTGCAGCCACGGCGGCCGGAGTTGCAATGATCCAGTCGGGCCTCGAGGTGATCGGGGCACAGGCGGATATGGCGGCCTCGCTTGGCACAACGGTGGAAAGTCTGCAGGTCTTGACCTGGGCGGGGGAGTTGGCCGGTGTCTCGCTGGGAGAAATCGAACAGGCGACAAAAAAGCTGACGACGCGGCTTTCTGAGGCGGCGACGGGGTCGGGCACGGCGGTGAAGGCGCTGGCGCGTTTGAACCTGACGGCGACGGATCTGCAGGCCTTGCCTTTGGATCAGCGGATCGTCGCCATTCAAGAGGCGCTGAACAGGCTTGTCCCGGAGGCCGAGCGCGCGGCGGTGGCCTCGGACCTCTTTGGCGACAAGGCGGCCTTGGCCTTCCTGCGGGTCGATCCCGCGACCTTGCGCGAGGCCGCGAAGGATGTGCGCGACTTTGGCGTGGCGGTCAGTGCTGCCGATGCGGTCCAGATCGAACGGACGGGGGATGCGATTGCCAAGCTGAGCCTGATCTGGCTCGGCCTCACGAACCGTCTGACGGCGGCGGTTGCGCCAGCGCTGGAAGCGGTGGCCAATACACTTGCCGACATGGCACGCGGCACCGGCCCACTTGGAATGGCGATCACCGGGATCTTCGACAATCTGGGGCGGCTTGCAACCTATGCCAGCACATTCGCCGCGCTGATGGCGGGTCGTTGGGTGGCGGGGCTGGCTGCGGCCGCGCTTTCGGTCAAAGGGCTTGCGACCGGGCTCGTGGTTTTGCGCGGGGCGCTCATTCGCACCGGCATCGGTGCGCTGATCGTTGGTGCGGGGGAACTCGTCTATCAGTTTACTGAGCTTGTCGGCAAAGTCGGCGGGGTTGGCGCGGCCTTTGGCATCTTGCGCGATGTGGCGGCGGAGGCCTGGAACCGCCTGGCCCTGGCAGCGACAGCGTCTTGGTCCCGAGTCGAGGCGGGCTGGGCCAGCGCGCAGGCCGGGATCTATGACGGGCTGCAATCGGCGCTCGCCGCCGTGGTGGGCTGGGGCAATTCGTCCGTGGGCAGCTTCCAAGGTGCCTTTGATGCGGTGAAGGCAATCTGGGGGGCGCTGCCGCAAGCGATTGGCGATTTTGCCTATCAAGCCGCGAACGGTCTGATCGACGGCGTCGAGGCAATGCTGAATGCCGTTGTCACCCGGATCAACCGCTTCGTCGAAGGCTTGAACGCGGCGCTCGATCTCTTGCCTGACTGGGCCACGGGTGAGGGCGGCATCAAGATCGGCACGCTTGATGCCGTCGATCTTGGCGGCATTGCCAATCCCTTCGCAGGGGCGGCAACGGCCGCGGGCACAGCGGCAGCCGATGCCTTCCAGGCGGCGATGGGCAAGACCTATGTGGATACGCCTGACCTCTTCGGCGGCATGGCAGCGGCGGCGCGCACCCGGGCGGATGGCTATGCTGAGGCGGCGGGCATGCTGTCGGAGGCGGCCGCAAAGCCGATGACCGCTTGGGCCGCGCTGAAATCTGCGATCTTCGGCGCGGGCACCGAGGGGGATGCGGCCTTGGACCAGGCAACCACTGCCGCCGACGCGCTGTCGGACGGATTGGACACTGCCGGCAAATCTGCCGGCGGGGCCGGAGGGGCTGTGAAGAAGGCCGCGGATGACGCTGCCACCGGCTGGGCTGCGGTCACAAAGTCGCTGTCCGACTATGCCAAGGGCGCGATGGATTGGGGCAAGGGCCTTGGAGAAACTCTGACCTCCGCCTTCTCCTCGGCGGAAAACGCCTTCCGGCAGTTTGTCACCACCGGCAAGTTCGACTTCAGATCGCTCATCTCCTCGATTCTTGCCGATCTTGCGGTGCTCTCGTTCAAACGCGCGGTGCTCGGGCCGATTGCAGATGCGCTGTCCTTTGCCTTTGGCGGCGGGAGCTTTCTGGATGGCCTCGTAGCGCATAATGGCGCCCTGGTCGGCGTAACTGGCTCCTCCCGATCTGTCCCCGCCCTTGCCTTCGCAGGCGCACCGCGGATGCATGAGGGCGGCTGGGCGGGTCTCAAACCCGATGAGGTGCCAGCCATCTTGCAGCGCGGGGAGCGGGTGCTCTCGCGTCGCGAGGCGGCCACTTATGGCCGGGGTAGCACGGCGGGCGCGGGTGTCACGGTCAACATCGACGCGCGTGGGGCGCAGATGGGTGTGGCCGAGCAGATCAATGCAAAATTGCGGGCGGCCATCCCGGAGATCGCCCGCATCGCGAAGGAAAGCGTGGCCGATGGCCGGCGCAGAGGTCAGGGAATCTGAGGATGGCGATTCCGATCTTGCCGCTGACGCTGGTGGCCTCGCTCGAGCGGCGGCTGGTCACCTCTGTGGCCGAGGCACGCTCGCCCTTTACCGGCACCTCGCAGATCCAGGACTGGGGGGCGTCGTGGTGGGAGTACCAGATCGAGATGGCAGTGACCCAAGGCGCCAATGCCCGGCGGCTCTCAGCCTTCTTTGCAGCCCTTGGCGGGCTTCGGGGGCGGTTTCTGTTCCCCGATCCCTCGATCGAAATACCACTGGCTGCGGGCAACCCTTACGTCACCGAGGCGCAGGCCGCAGGGGCAAATACCTTGCGCACCGCTGGTTGGGGGCTGGGCCTGCGCGTTGGCGACTTCTTCCAACTGGGCTCGGACGCCGCAACCCGGCTCTACCAGATCACCGAGGATGTGGCGCCTGTGGGCAGTGAGGCGGTGCTCGCCTTTGTGCCGCCGCTGCGGGCCTCGGTTCCTGCCGGTGCGCTGCTTGGGCTCGACGCGCCGTCTGTCTTGCTGCGCCTGACGGCCCCGGTGCCAACGGTGATTGGCCGGGCCGACCAGCACCGCTTCACCATATCTGCCCGGGAAGCGCTCTAACCCCGTCTGAAACCAATGCAGCGAAAGCCCGCCCATGTCGCGTGATCTCACCGCCGCCTTCGCCGCAGCCCTGGCCGAGCCGCATCTGCGGCCCGTGCTCTTCTTTGAGGGCCAGTTTGCGTCTGGCTGGGTACGGATCTGGTCAGGCTTGGGAGAGGTGAACTGGAATGGCCAGGCTTGGTCTGGCGCAGGATCGCTTCTCGGGCTCGGCTCGCTTGAAGAAACCGGCGAGGTGGTGGCGGGTGGCACGGCGGTGTCACTTTCCGGTGTGCCGCTGGACCTCGTTCAAATGGCCATTGAGGAAGCGCGCCAGGGTCTGCCGGGCCGGATTTGGCTCGGGCTTTTGGCCGAAGATGGCAGCATTATCGCAAATCCGGTGCAGGCCTTCTCCGGCCGCCTTGATGTTCCAGAAATCAAGGATGATGCTGAGACCTGCACGATCACCATCAGCTATGAAAGCCGCCTCATCGATCTGACGGTGGCGCGGACCTGGCGTTACACCCATGAAAGCCAGCAGGTGCTCTATCCCGGGGACTTGGGGTTTGAATATGTGACAGCGATCCAGGATCGTGAGATCACTTGGGGGCGAGGGTAGGATATGAAACGCCTTGAACACTGGGAACGCCTCCTCGCCGAGGCGATCGACACGGCCCGCTCCAAGCCCTTCGCTTGGGGGCTTCACGACTGCCCAACCTTCGCCTTTGAAACCCGCACGGCTCTGACCGGCGGCGAGGATGTCGCGGCGCTCTGGCGGGGCAAATATACAACCCATCTTGGCGGGATTCGCGTCATGCGGCGTTTGGGGTGGCCGTCGCTTGAGGCTATGGGACATGCGCTTTTGGGGGTGCCGCGCGATACGCCGCTCTTGGCGCAGCGCGGTGACATCGTGCTCACCGATACCGGGCTTGGCTTCGGCGTGGTGATTGGCGCCACGGCGGTTGGTCTGGCGCCGGATGGCTTGCGCTTTGCGGCCCTGACCTCCTGTCGCCTCGCTTGGGCTGTCTGAGCCCTGCTTCGTTCTTGCCCCTGCTGACACGGGACCCGTCTCATGCCTTTCATCGTGACAGCCGTCACCGCGGTCGCGGGGGCGATAAGCGGGGTATTGGCCGCGGGCGGGATTGGGGCGGCACTTCTCCGGATCGGCGGCACGCTCCTCTTGTCCTATGCGGCACAGGCCTTGATGCCGAAACCGCAAGCAACGCTTGCAAACCGCACGGTCACGATCCGCGAGCCGGTGGTGCCGCGGGATCTCGTCTATGGCCGCACCCGCAAGGGCGGGGTCATTGTCTTCCTGCATGCCTCGGGGCCGGCGGATCAATATCTCGATCTCGTCGTCGTGCTGGCCGCGCATCGCATCAAATCCATTGGTGCCATCTTTTTTGAAGGCGAGATGGCTCTCAATGCGGCCGGCGCTGCGCAGGGCCGCTGGGCCGGAAAAGTTCTTGTTGAGAAGAAACTCGGGGCGGCCGATCAGACCGCCTTCGCGGGTCTGAAGGCGGCGCTGCCGGACAAATGGACAGAAAACCACCGCCTGCGGGGCTGTGCAGCCATCCGACTGCGGCTCACCTATGACCAGGACGCCTTCCCGGGCGGCATCCCGAACATCACGGTCGATCTCGAGGGCAAGGACGACATCTGGGATCCACGGACGCAACGCGCGGGCTATTCGGAGAACGCAGCCCTTTGTCTGGCCGATTACATGGCCAATCCGACCTGGGGCGTGGGGGCACGGATCGGCGAGGCCGACGGGATCGATGAGATGTCGCTCGTTGAGGCCGCCAACATCTGCGATGAGGTTGTTCTGCTTGCGGGTGGCGGCACGGAGCCCCGCTACACCTGCAACGGGGTGATCACGCTGTCCGAGCCCCCGAAGACCATTATCGAGGGGATGCTCACGTCTTTCGCCGGGCGCTGCGCCTTCTCGGGTGGGTCCTGGCGCCTCTATGCAGGTGCGTGGCGGGCACCCGATCTGGCGCTGACGGCCGATCATGTCCGTGAGGGCGGGCTGACGCTAGCGACACGGGTGACGATGTCATCGAACTTCAATGCGGTTCGGGGGCAGTTTGTCAGCCCCGAGAATGACTGGCAGCCGGATGACTTCCCGGCTTACGCGTCGGACGTCTATCTTGCGGAAGACGGCGGCGCGCAGAAATGGCGCGACATCTCGCTGCCGTTCACCATCTCGGCCGCGATGGCGCAGCGGTTGGCGAAAATCGAGCTTGAACGCGCGCGGCGGCAGATGACGGTGCGGCTTTCTGGCAAGCTCTCGGCTTGGGCGGCAACGGTGGGCGATGTGGTGACGCTGTCCTATGCGCGCTGGGGCTTTGCCGCCAAACCCTTCGAGGTGCAAGGCGTGAGCCTTGATCTGACGGCCTCGGGCGATGGCGTGCTTCTCTTGCCGGAACTTGTGCTGCGCGAGACCTCACCCTTGGTCTATGATTGGACGGCGTCTGAAGAACAGATCTACGCCGCGGCCCCGAGGACGGCGCTGCCGAGGGCTCATGACATCCCCGCCCCGGGACCGCCGCAGGTCACGGAAGAGATCTATGTCACGCGCGATGGCGGTGGGTTGAAGGTTCTGGCCAAGATCACTTGGGCGGCTGCTCCGTCTGGCTTTGTGGCCGCGTATCAGTTGCAGGCCCGTCGTTCCGAGGCGGCAGACTGGCTTGCCGGGGAGTGGCTGGATTATGGCCGCACAGAGGGTTTGAGCTTAGAGGTCCGCGACATTGCGCCGGGGCTTTGGGACTTCCGGGTCAAGGCGATCTCGGTGCTTGGCGTCTCTTCGCCGTGGCAAGAAACTGCAGTGGAAATCCTCGGTCTAACCGCGCCGCCACAGGGGCTGGAGAATGTGACCCTGCAAACAGCAGGCGGGCTCGCCATTCTCAAATGGACGCGCTCGGCCGATCCGGATGTGCGGGTGGGCGGCAATATCGTGATCCGGCATTCCAAGGAGGCGACCGCCACTTGGGCCGACAGCTATTCGATGGACCGGGTGGGTGGGGGAGAGGCGATTGCCGTCGTGCCGCTCAAACCCGGCACTTACCTCCTCAGGGCCGAGGACAGTGGCGGGCGTGCAGGGCCGGAGGTCCGGATCTCGACCAAGGGGGCGCAGGTTCTGGCCTTCTCGCCCTTGGGCTTTTTGCAGGCCGATCCCGGCTTTGTTGGCGCGAAATCCGGCCTGGCGGTCAGCGGCACCAACCTGACGCTCGCCACGGCAACGGCAAATGGCGTCACGCAGGTGACCGCGATGGCGGGGCAGTACAGCTTCGCCGCAGGGCTGGACCTTGGCGCGGTGAAACGCGTGCGCCTGCGCTCGGAAATTGGCGTGGCTGCGCTCGCGCTCAACGACCGGATCGATGCGCGAACGGCTTCGATGGACACATGGGCCGATTTTGACGGCGCGGCCGGTGCAGAAATCGATGTGCTCTTCGAGATCCGCGAGACTGACGACGATCCCACACAAACCCCAACCTGGGGCCCCTGGGGTCGTCTCGACGCCCATGAAATCGAGGCGCGCGCGGTTCAGGCGCGGGCGCATCTCACGACGAAGGACGCGTCTTATACGCCCATCGTCAGCCAATTGCGGCTTTACGCCGACGAGGTCGTTTAATGTCCCAGACATCCAGCTTCGTGATCGCCAATGACGCAGGCGCGGCCGTTCGCGCCCGGATCAACGAGATCGTTGCGGCCCTGCAATCAACGAGTGCCGGGGCCTCTGCCCCGGTTGCAACCGTCGCAGGCATGCTTTGGGTCGACACCTCGGTCTCGCCGCCGGTCTTGCGCAGGCGGAATGCGACCAACGCCGGTTGGGACGCGCTTCTTGATGCGGCGGGCAATCTGGCAGGTATCGCGAACACGGCCATGGCGCGCACGAACCTTGGGCTCGGGACGATGGCGACGAAATCCGCAGCCGACTATGACCTGGCGATCGCGGCAAAAGCGGCGCTGTCCGGTGCAACCTTCACCGGCGTCGTGACCGCCCCGAACTTCGTCTCTTCGTCGGATGCCCGGTTGAAGTCCGAGGTGGAAACCATCGCCGATGCGTTGGTCCTCGTCGGATCCTTGCGCGGGGTGCGCTTCACCATGGACGGAAGCCGCCAGATCGGGGTGATCGCGCAGGAGGTTGAAGCGGTCTTGCCCGAGGTGGTGCGGGCGGATGCGCAAACCGGCCAGCTCTCGGTGGCTTACGGCAATATCACCGGTCTCTTGATCGAGGCTGTCAAGGAACTCGCGGCCCGCGTGGCGGATTTGGAAGGACGGTTACGATGAACGAAGGCGATGGGTTTATCGAGACGATCAACACGCTGTTTGGCGGGGCGGTGACCACGTTGATCGGGGCCTTCACCGGGCGGCTCATGTGGCATTCGGGCGAGGTGAAGCTTGGCCGGCGTCGGTTCTTTGGCAAGGAGCTTCTTTGGGAAATCCCTGTCGCTGTCGGCATGGCGCTGATTGGCGAGGCGGCCGCGCGCTATATTGGCCTCGCGCAGCCGGTCTCGACCGGGTTCGTGGCGACATTGGCCTATCTTGGGCCGCGCGGAGCGGAGGCATTGCTGACCGCTTGGATCGGGCGGAAGAAATAGCGTCCAGATCGTGGCGATTGTCTTGATACATCGTTCCGGATCAACCATCTGGGGCGCAAGACTTGATGAAAGGCCCCGGCATCATGGGCGAGATCGCGCATATTCTGGCTGAGATTACCCGTACTGCGGATCCGGTTGCGGTCATTCGACTTTGCGTCCTGGCACGAGGCGGCACTTGGCCCGACGCCGAGATCCGGTCCGGGCTCTTTGAAATCCAGCTTGCAGGGCTTGTGGGCCTCGGTGCGAGCGCACGCACGGCGGTAGAGGATTGGATCCTTCAGGCCAAAGCCCATTTGCGGGCGGCTGCGATCACCGCGGCCTGACGCGGTGAACTGACCGAACACGTTACCAAGACTTCAAACATCATCACGCGCCGCCCCCCCCGGGGGCGGCGTTTTGCTTTGCATCGGAGAGAGAGATGACGCCTTTTGACATCGCCAAGAGTTACATCGGCCTGACTGAGGGCGCGGGCCCCACCGACAATCCCAAAATCGTCGAAATGTATGCCTCCGTCGGCCATTCCCATGTCGAGCATGACGATGTGGCCTGGTGCGCGGCCTTTGTCGGGCATTGCCTTGAGACGGCCGGCATCCGCTCGACGCGCCAGTTGAACGCGCGATCCTATCTCGACTGGGGCATGCCCGTGGAGATCGCGGAGGCCCGGCAGGGGGATATCGCGGTAATCCCGCGCGGCGGGTCTGGCTGGCAGGGCCATGTCTTCTTCATAGACCGGATCGAGGGGCCTTGGGTCTGGGGACTTGGCGGCAATCAGGATGATACTGTCAGTGTGAAGCGCTATCCGGCCTCGAAACTCTTGGGCGTCCGGCGTGCAGGGCGTGTTGCCCCGCAGGTGGAGAAGTCGGTCGAAGCCGTTCAGCACCGGCTGGCGGGGCTTGGCTATCATGAAGTTGGCAAGATGGATGGCCAAATGGGGCCTCGCACCCGAGCAGCCATCCTCGCCTTTCGGCATGACAATGACTTGCCACTGGTGCCGATCATTGATGCGACACTGACGCAGGCGCTAGAAACCGCCGCGCCGCGCGAGATCGCGCCCGCGCGCGCATCCGGGATTCCTGCCAATAGCCGCATCATCAGCGCGGCTAATGCGCAAGTTGGGCTTGGGGTGCTTGGCGCTGCGGGCTCGATCGGCAGCCAGATCGCGCCAGCGCTGATCGAGGCCGAAGAGGCCCGCGATACGGCCGGGCGCGTGCTCAACCTGATCGGGCTTGAGAGTTGGCTTGCCGCGGCATTGCCTTGGATCGGGGCGGCCGTGTTCCTTGGCGTGATCTTCTATGCCCTGAGAGCGCGGGCGGCCAGGATCGACGATCACAGGTCGGGGAAAACGCCGTGATCGTATTTGTCACGCGGATTGTCACCGCATTTGGGCAGCGCATCGCGCTTTTGGCCGCCCTGTGTTTGATCCTAATCTCCGCCCTGCGCATCGCGAAACGCCAGGGGCGTCACGCAGCCGAGGCGGAGTTTGCCATCCGCGCGGCCGAGGCCCGCATTCGGGCGCTGCAAGCTTCACAGGAAACCCGTCATGACGTGCAAACTGCTGACCGCGTTGATCTTGAGCGCCGGGTTGATCGCTGGATGCGCGATTGAGCCACGGGGGGTGCGGAACGACTGCGATTGGGCTGAGCCCATTCGGCCGGCACGTGCAGATGTTCTCTCGGACGGCACGCTTGCCCAGATCGTCGCCCATAACGAGATCGGTGCGCGGCTTTGCGGGTGGCAACCATGACAATCGTGCAAGAAGGCCCAGTCATCCTGATCGGCTACGAATACCGGCTGCAGCTGCAGGCCGAGGCAGACCTCTTCCCCGAGGAGGCCAGCTTTGCTGGACAGGTGCGCAGCGTGATCGCCGCCGCGACGGTGGTGGCGGAACTTTCCACTGCGGCGGGCAGCGTGCTGCGCGTGGATGTCCGCACATTGGAAATCGTTCTGGTCCCAGACGTGACGGCCAGCCTCGCGCCAGGCGGGATTGTTCTGGATCTCGTCCGCACCGATCTGACACCCGACCGCCACCTCGGCTTCGTTCTGGAAATCCCTGTGGTCCTGCCGGTGACGAGGCTCCCTGCCTCTGCGGGGCTTTGATCCGTGGCGGCAGCACTTGAACTCCGGCCCCTGACCGGGCCCATCCGGCTGCATTTGAAAGCCAGTGAACCGATCCGGCTTCGCGTTCTGGCCGGCCCAGTGGCTGTGCGGCTTCTCGGCCAGCCCGGGCCCCAAGGCCGAACGGGTCTGCAAGGTGACAAGGGCGACACGGGTGCGCCCGGGGTCACAATTCTTCCGACCGACGCTCCCATCAACGGAGGCTTCTTCTGATGGCCAATACGATCCAACTCAAACGCCGCGTCTCGGGCGTAGCCGGCGCACCGGCTGCGCTTAAATCTGGCGAGATTGCCCATAACGAGGTTGATGACACGCTTTATGTCGGCAAGGGCGATGATGGGGCGGGCAATGCGACCTCGGTCATCCCGCTTGCGGGCAAAGGCGCCTTTGTCGATCTCGCGGCTTCTCAAAGCATCGCGGGGGCAAAGACCTTTGTCACCGTCCCAAAATCCTCCGAGGACGCCAGCGCGGCAACCGACCTCGTGCGCAAATCCCAAGTAGATGCAGGGTTGGCCACGAAGGCCGCGCTCGCCCATTTCCATGGGCTCAGCGACGTGACAGGGCTGCAGGGCGCCCTTGATGCAAAGGCGCCGCTGGCGTCCCCTGGTCTCACCGGCACGCCCACGGCACCTACGGCGACAACCGACACCAACAGCACCCAGATCGCGACGACCGCCTTTGTGCTCGGCCAAGCTGGTGCGACTGCGCCTGCGATGGACGGCACGGCTTCAATCGGTACAGGCACACGCTTTGCCCGCGCCGATCACATTCATCCAACGGATACCTCGCGTGCGCCGCTCGCCTCTCCCGCGCTGACAGGCACGCCGACGGCGCCGACGCCTGCGAACGGCACGAACACGACGCAGATCGCCACGACCGCCTTCGTGAGGTCGACCCGGCTTGACCAGCTGGCAGCCCCCGCGGCGGATATCGCCCTCGGCGGCTTTCGCCTGACAGGGCTTGGTGATCCTCAGGGTGCGCAGGATGCAGTGACTAAAGCCTATGTCGACCTCACGGTCCAGGGGCTCGAGCCAAAGCAATCGGTGCGGGCAGCCAGTACGGCTAATATCGCTGCCTTGTCCGGTGCGATGACGCTTGATGGCGTGGCGCTCGTCGCAGGCGATCGGGTGCTGGTGAAGGATCAGTCGACCGCAAGTCAAAACGGCCTCTATGTCGTAGCGGCTGGGGCCTGGGCTCGATCTTCTGATGCCGACACCTGGGCCAAACTGGTCTCGGCTTACGTCTTTGTCGAAAGCGGCACGGTCAATGCCGACATGGGCTATCTCGCCACGGTCGATCCGGGCGGGACGCTCGGCACCACGGGTGTGACCTTTGTACAGTTCACCGGGGCGGGGCAGATCCTGGCCGGGGCGGGCCTCGCCAAATCCGGCAACACGCTGGATGTGGGCGCAGGCACCGGCATTGCCGTGGCGGCAGATACCGTTGGGCTTACTGGACAGGCGCTGGCGCTGCACAATTTGGCGACCAACGGGCTTGTGGTCCGGACGGCCGCTGCGACGGTGGCGGCGCGGACGATCGCGGTGACCGGCACCGGGCTTTCTGTCTCGAATGGCGATGCGGTGGCAGGCAACCCGACCCTCAGCCTCGCCGCGGCACTGGCCAGTGTTGGGGGGCTGACCCCGGCGGCCGATCAGATCGCCTATTACAGCGGGGCCGCCACCGCGGCACTCACAGCGCTGACGGCATTTGCCCGCACGCTTCTCGATGATGCCGATGCGGCAACCGCCCGCGCCACCCTGGGGCTCGGCTCCCTTGCCACGCAATCGGCGGCATCCGTCAGCATTACCGGCGGCACCATCAATGGCGTGGCGCTCGACGGTGGGACGTTCTGACCATGGCCAATACTTTGCTTTTGAAGCGCAGCGCGGTCGCAGGGCGCGCGCCGGTGCTTGCGGACCTTGTCCTCGGCGAGCTTGCGGTCAACGTGACAGACGGAAAGCTCTATCTCAAGAAAAGCACGAGCGGCGTCGAGAGCATCGTCGATGTCACGGCTGGTGGCATGACCGATGCCGAACTCTTCGCCAAGGTGATGGCGCAGGATGGGCCTGGCTCGGGTCTCGATGCCGATCTGCTTGATGGGGCCCAGGCCAGCGCCTTTGCGCAGCTCGCTGGGGCGACATTCACTGGCACGGTCACGGCGCCGAACTTCGTCTCTTCGTCCGACGCGCGGCTCAAATCCGACATCGCCCCGATCCCGGATGCGCTGGCCAAGGTGCAGGCGCTGACCGGCGTCACCTTTACCATGGCGGGCAGCGATGTACGGCAGATGGGCCTCATCGCGCAGGACGTGCAGGCGGTCGCGCCGGAGGCCGTGGTCGAAGCCGAAGGCGTGCTGCGCCTCGCCTACGGCAATCTCATCGGCCTTCTTGTCGAGGCCATCAAGGACCTCGCCCAAGAGGTCGATCAGCTGAAAAGGACCACCCCATGATCGAGACCGGACTTTATGCCATCACCAATTGCGGCGTGCCGCGCCATTACGCGGTCGATGTCAAACCAGACTATGTCTCGATAGCCGTCTTCGAGTTCGCAGCACCCGGCACGGCAACTGGCATGGGCGGGGTCATGCTCTGGGCCGATCTCTTGGCGCATCTCGAGGCGCGGCCGGCCTTTGGCAATCAGGCCGGTTTTGTCGACCTCGTTCATAACGAATGCTTTGTTCCGGATCTTCCCGGCGCGCCGATGGGGGCGATTTACAAGGGCCGCTCCTGCCTCGTTGCCGGTGGCATGCGCGGACATGACGAGTTGGTCGATCATGCCCTGATCGACATGGCTGTCTGCTCCGACGGGCGACCGCTCTCTTGGCGGAACCGCTTTGCACGATCTGCGCGGGAGAAGATCGCCACCTCGTTCCGGTACCGGGCACGCGAAGGCATCTCGAACGCGCTCGTCGTCTTTCTGCCGGTGGTGGTGCCCTTCGATCAGGCCCGGATCGAGGTTCTCTGTCAGATCCCGCCGATCCTGCTGAACGGCACAGTGCAGGCAGGCGAAATTGACGATGCGACGATCCCGAAGGACGGGCTCTGGTACAAGCAGTTCTACTTCCACGCCTTGGGCCCAGAGGCGGCCACCGTGCCAGCCGGTGGGCGAGTGGATGTGCCGGTCGCGCTCAGATGGAACGCGGACGGCTCCGCCTTTGCCCATGCCATCGCGCTGAAACTGGAAAGCGACGCGGGCTATCTGCCAAAACGCCGCCTCCTCACTTCTGCTGACGGCACCGGCAGCTTTGCCATCGAGGCCTCGGGGCTCGCCCCCGGCGACCGCATCACCGTCAAACTCAACACCGAGCATTACACTGCGATCGGCAAGATCGTGCTGGAGGTCACCTGATGGAAATTCCGACCACGAGTGAGTTCCAAGTGATCTATCCAAGCTTCGTGCTGCACAAGCACTGGCAGATGCCCGCGGGCTTCAATGACCGCCTTTACGCGCTGGCGGCTGAGGATGCCGAGGCCCATCGCATCCAGCATGCGGGGAATGGCCGCAATGTGGGCGATACGACCAATCATCTCGGGCATCTGCGGCATAACTTCCTGATGGACCGGCAGGACCCGGCCCTCGCGGTACTGGCGCAAATGGTGGCCGCCGGCGTGCGGGAATATCTGCAGCTGGCCTATGGCTATGACCATACCGGCGAGATCGCCATGATGTCGGATACGTTCTGGCAGCGCCGGGCGTTGTACGAGAACGTAGGGATCAACACCCACACCCATATCCAGAGCGATATCGTCTGCACCTATTACCCGCGGGTGGTGCTGGATGCCGATTGTCCGGACACCTCGCTTCATCGCGGGGCGGTGCGGTTTTATGATCCGGCCAATGTCGGCAAGCGGCTTTGGCCCTGTCGCAACCCGGACGCCTACACTGGCGGTTGGTATGCGGTCGAGCCCAAGGCGGGGTCCATGCTCGTCTTCGAGGGGCATCTTCCCCACGACAGCACGTTCTTCGCGGGGGAGGAGCGGATGTGCATTCCGGTCCTCTGTTCGCTCACCCTTCCGAATTCCCATTGCAAGGCCGGGCTCGCCGAGATCCTGGCCCATCAGGCACAAGGAGGCGGCCATGGCCTATAAGGTTGGAACCACCATCGTGATCGATGACACGGGCTTTGTGGATTGGGCGCGTATCGCCAACAAGCCGGTCATCGGCACCGGGGATGTCAGCGAAGTGGCTTTGGTCAATGGGGTGCCGAGTTCTGGCGCTACGGGAGTTGCGACGGGGGCGGTTTACGGGTCTGGCGGCGTTAACAGCGGGTTTGGCGGCACCACAACCTACAATTGCTATATCGAAAGCCTGTCGGGCGGCGGGACTGGGGCCACCGTCACGATCACCGCCAACCGCAAGAGCTTCAACTGCAACTGCGCCTGCCGGTGCTGAAAATGGAGGTTCGCAGCACGCGCCTGGAGCTCTGGCCGACCCGGGTCAGTTTTTTTGAAACGCCGGTGGACTGGCCGGTGAACCGGCAGCTGGCTGACGAGGCCATCGCCGCGGTGGGGAGCGGGGGCGCGCGGCTTTCGGCGGCCGAGCGGCGGGTGCGGGGCATCCTTGAGAGAACCGCGGCTGGCCAGTCCCTGAAATCCCATCTCTTTGCCTGTGCGCGGGCCGTGCTTGGTCCCTGGGCGCCCTATCTCGATCCCCACCATTGTGAAAACCGCGCCCTCATCATCGAGCCCGGTGGCTTCATCTCCACCCACAAGGACAGCCGCGAGGGGGACCTCACCTGCGTCCACTTCCTGACCGGCAGTGGGGCGGGGCAGCCGGTGAACTCTGTCGGCACGCCGCGCTTCGTGATCGAGGATCCGTCGCGCTACTTCGATGAGGGACGGTTGCCGTTTGAGAGCCGCCATGGCTTCTCGGTCAATCCGCGCCCCGGGCTCTCGGTGGTCTTCCCCTCCCATACTCCCCACAACCAGCACCCCTATGAGGGGCGTGCTCGCCATGTGCAGGTGGTCGCGAACTTCCGCGTCAATCTGCCCGTGGCGATCGAGGAAAGGCTTTTTGACTGATGTGGTTTGATCTCACTCTGGAAGCACGGGATGGCAGCCGTCATCACGTCCGCTACAACCCACATACCTCGGACTGCGAGGGTCTGCCGCTGCCGGTCGAACCGGGAACCTTCGACCCGGTGCCGCGCGTGGCCAAAGACAAGCCCCTCGGCAAATCCCGCGCACCCCGCCTCCTGAAAATCCAGCTGGGGCTCTCGTGCAATTATGCCTGCAGCTATTGCAGCCAGGCCTTCCAGATCGCCGATGCCACGGTCTCGAAGCTTGCGGATGTCGAGCGCTTCCTGACTGAACTTGACAGTTGGATCACGGACGCACCGGAAAAGATCGAACTCTGGGGTGGGGAGCCGTTTCTTTACTGGGCCAAGATCAAGCGGTTGGTGCCGGTGTTGGCGGCGCGGTTCCCGAAAGCGGCCTTCTCGATCATCACGAATGGATCATTGCTTGACCGGGAAAAGATCGACTTCATTGCCGCGCATGACATCGCGATCACGCTCTCGCATGACGGGCCGGGGCAGCCTTTGCGCGGGCCGGATCCGCTTGATGATCCGGATAAGCGGCGCTGGATTGAATCCTTGCTGGCCGAGCGACCGGACAAGACCGGGTTCAATGCGGTGCTGACGCGCGACCATCACGATCTTCGGGCGCTGAAGGCCTGGTTTGCCGAAAAGGTCGGGCCGGACATCTTCGTGGGGCTTGAGGGCGTGGTGAATGTCTATGATGCGGCGACGGCGCTTGGGACGGGGCGGTTTGAGCCCGCTGAGTTGAACAGCCTGACGCGGTCGATCTTCGAGGCGCTGGTCGAGGACCCGAACGCCTTTGGCCTCGGCGCGCGCATCGACGAATTCTACGCCTCGATCCAGCGCCGGCGGCCCATTGAGGCCCTTGGCCAGAAATGCGGGATGGATCGCGAAGATAGCATTGCCGTCGATCTGCGCGGCAATGTCATGACTTGTCAGAACACCGGGGCCAAGGGCGTGCACAAGATTGGGCATGTCGCGGACTTCGAGGCCATCGCACTCGACACCGCAACGCATTTTGCCTTCCGGCCCGAGTGCATGTCCTGCCCCGTCGTTCAGCTCTGCAAAGGGTCCTGCATGTTCCTTGAAGGCGTGTTCTTCGCGCAAAGCTGTGCCAATGAGTTTGCCTTCAATATGGGGGTCTTGATGGCGGCCGTCTGGCATTTGACAGGAATGGTGGTGGTGGGAGTGGACGTCACGGGCCGGGGTGGACCAACCGGAAGCGCCGGGCGCCTCGACGGTAGAGCTGTAACCGCCCGATAAGGACCGCCATTCAGGCAGCTGCGGCCTGACTAGCGAAGTGTTTCCAGTTCCATGGCAGCAATTCGTCGATTCGGTTGATCTTGT